GGACTTAGAAAACTTTGTAAATTACATACTAACAATTTACGACGAAGACCCAAGCGACGACCAAATTTTTAATAACGGTAGATGCGAAGGAGGCATAAACTACTAAAAATATAATAACTTGTTTTTTAGCCCCGTCGGATTTAGTGTCCGTCGGGGATCTTTCATGCCAGTGAATTTCGCTAAGGCAGGGCAAAGCCCTGCCTGAGTAAATTTTGCGGATCCGGATCTTAACATTTCTTTAACTAAAATAGGGAAAACATTAACACTACCTTAACTACTATGTGTTGTTTTTATGCTTATCTTTGTATCATAATTTTAAACTACTTAATCAACAAGTCTTATGAGTATTCTAAATTTCATCGAGGGCTTATCGCCTAAAAACACGTTTGCCGCTATCCAGTATGAGTCATCAGCAGATAAGGTAGCAAAAAAATTAACCTATGGTTGGTTGGCTGCCAATGGTATTACACGCGAAGAAGTGCGTTGTATTACTTTCCGTACTTGTCAGTTGGGTAGCACCTACAAAACAAGATTAGAGAATAGAGAAGGCGAAGGCGTGGCTATTAATCCGGGTTGGGCTAGAGCGTTGGATAGCAAAGGGCATTTATTCGACAATCCAAAGAACCTTAAGAGATTTCTACGCGTGTTCTTAATTCCAGGAAAGCAGGTTAAATGGGGATTTCCGGACGCAACGACAGAACGGAACCGATTAGCCTTAGTTAAGAGAATGCAGGAAATAGAACCGGAAACGGAATCTAATACCTTTGAATTGAGAATGATTGAGCTTGATTGTATTCAGTCTTTAAAAGCAAAAGAAATTTTTCAATTAGCGTAAAAAATGTGAGGGGAATGTTTGGATATGTTAAATATTCCCCTTATCTTTGCCTTATATTAATCACCACTTAAATAAAGTATCTATGGAAACAAGACATAATTTTTATGGAATTTTAGATGATTCTATGAATGAGTTGCAATTAAGAGAGGAGTTAAGCAAATGGACAAGGGAAAGCCTAATTAGTTGGCTGAAATGGAATGATAGAAATGGAGTATATTATGATGAAGAAAGTATGTTAGAGTTTGGAAACATTCTCACGCATAAGGAAGCAATGGATATTATGATTAGTCAAATTATGGAAAACAGATAAGTAGAATTTCAATATCTTAATCACCACTTAAATACTTAAAAAATGAACAAAGAAGGTTTAAAAATTTCGCTTACAAATGAATTGAGCGAAGAGATTTTTTTCAATGCTTTATGTAATTCATTGGATTATATGTGTTCAGGATACGGCCTGTCCGTAGGATACGCTCATGAACACTACAAAAATGCCAAGGCTAACTTGACTAGTGATTCCTCAGAGTTTCAAGCTATATGCTACGAAGACATATTGATGCAGATTCTCAGGGACGGGAATTTCCTGACAATTGAAGAAGATGGCAGCGAGTTAGAAGATATTAACTTCTTCAATTCCATAAACCTCGCTGACGTTCACGAGAGAGTTAAGAATGTTCCTTTAGATCATCTGTTAGATATGATAAATGAAAATGATGATGCAGTTACTGGGGATGTTGTTTTGCAGACTGTATTTCTTAATGAAATTGTATATGGATAGAATTTAAAAAAAGATGGGAGAATGTTTGGAAATGTAAAATGTTCTCCCTATCTTTGAAACATATTAATCCCCGCGAAAAACTTAAAAAAAGTAAAATGAATAATAAGCATATTTGGGAAGGTTGGACTGTTCAAGATTTTATCAATGAACTAGAACCCACGTTTAATAGAATTGTTTCTAATTGTATCTCATTTAACGGTCATTCCTGGACAGCACCTTTTAAGGACGACAAAGAACTAAAAGAGTGGCTTAAGGATAATCAACCATACTATAAGAAACATATCCCCGAAGTTTTTAAGTACTTCAAAGCAAAGCTCAGATAAGAATACATGACTTGTTTTTTGCCCCGTCGGATTTAGTGTCCGTCGGGGATTTGTCATGCCAGTGAATTTCGCTCAGGGCAGGGCAAAGCCCTGCCTGAGTAAATTTCGTGGATCCGAATCTTAACATTTCCTTAACTATAATAGGGAAAACATTAACACTCCTTTAACTACTATGTATTGTTTTTATGCTTATCTTTGCAGTGTTATAAAGAGAGAGGGTAATTAGAAAGGCAGAAAATTAATTTAAAAAAAGTTTGCCTTAAATTTGGAAAATAGAAAATTACTCTTTATCTTTGCATCAGATTCTTAACCACTTTAAATTTTTAAAAACTATGATTCTTTCAGAAGTAAAAAGCGCAAATCTAAGCGCGAAGTATGTAGCTATCAGCTCACAAAAATTGATTAATGACCTTCAGTCTAATGGCTTTCATCTTTCAGGCTTTCAGACTAAAAAGAAAGGCGCTAAAAGTTCCGCGCACCTTATTAGAATGAGGTACAATAAGGAATTAATCTTGAAAGGTGAAACTTTATATCCCGAAGTTGTTATCCGCAATTCGTTTGACGGAACGGTTGGGTTTGAATGTTCAATGGGAATATTCAGATTAGTATGCTCAAACGGACTAACGGTCTCTGACTCAAGATTTGAATCTAAGATTTTCAAAGTAAGGCATTTCGGAAAGAAAGCTATGGATATTTCAGAGAAAGTTATATCGGGTGAAATCGTAGCCAACTTTTTTGATTTGTTACCTAAACTTGAGGAATACGTATTGCAGCAAATGTCTGTAAACTTGACCGAAGAAAAGGCTATTGAATTTGCCATGAAGGCTGCTGCTTTGCGTTTTAAGAGAGCCTTTACAGAAAATGAGGCTAAGGTATTACTTGCGTCAGAAAGGTTCGCAGATGATGATAATACGCTTTGGGCTATTCAGAATCGTCTTCAAGAAAAATTGATTAATGGGTTTGCAGGTAGGAGAAAGTATTCTGCCTTGAAAGACCCTAACAAGACTGCAATTATCAATGAGAGGTTAGCCAATCTTTCTATGGAGTTTGCAAATTAATTTAAAAAAATGTGGGGGAATGTTTGGAAATGTAAAATGTTCCCCCTATTTTTGCATAAGATTATTAACCACTTTAAATATTTTAACAATGGAAAAATATGTTTTAGTTTGTTGGCCTGAAAGTCAAATGTTAATGGATGTGGAATGGTTTGATGAATGTATATTAATGAACGACATGGAACATTTAGCTAATATAGGCTCTTCTGCTTACTTTGTTCCGGAGGATAGGTATTTGGAATTAAAAAGTAAGTAATATTAATCACCACTTAAAATTTTAAAATTATGCACAATCTGCATTTAATTAGAACAAAAGCTGATTCTCATTCCGACGCTATTGGCATTGTTGAAGACTATCTATTTGATTGGGGTACAGAGAATAATTGGTTTACTATCATGGGTTCTCATTGCAAAGAAGACAAATCATTCTCTGAATCTTTTGATGAGAAATGGATAACTAAGGATGAATTACTCAATGACCCAAATAGATTTGATTTCTTAACAGAGGTAAATGATTACTATAAGCAAGCATTCCTCAAGGTGTCTAATTTAGGAAGTACTGTATTAGTTAAGTCTTTTGATTGGACGCTTGCTTCCAAATATTGCAAAGAGCAAGCTGAAATATCATCTCTTTCAGACCCTACTAAAATTGATATATGGTCAGATACATTTTATGATGGGTATATTGATGAGCCTGGCATTACTGACTTAGGTTGTGATGGCGAACTTACCTTTGTTGTCTTAGTTAATATGCACTCGTAAATAAAAACCCTCCTGGTTAACTCCGGGAGGGATCTTTCATGTCAGTGAATTTCGCTCAGGGCAGGGCAAAGCCCTGCCTGAGTAATTTTTGCAGGCGCGGATCTTAACTTTTCCTTAACTATAATAGAGAAAACATTAACACTCTATTAACTACTAGGTATTGTTTTTATGCTTATCTTTGCAGTGTTATAAAGAGAGAGGGTAATTAGAGAGGCAAAAATTAATTTAAAAAAAGTTTGTCTTAAATTTGGAAAATAGAAAAATACTCTTTATCTTTGCGACATATTCTTTACCACTTAAATACACAAGTTATGCTTAAGCAAATTAATTTTAGATTAGGTGACGTTATCCATTGCATAGATATCAAGCCTAGCGCCACTCCTAAGCTCGCTCAAAAAGGCGAAATTATCCTACAAACCTATCATTTTTCTATTGACCAGGTTAATGAGGCTACCCTAAAAAATGACTCTAAGGTATGCTTTGATTGTAAGTTCTCTTATAATGCAAACGGTGGAAAGTCAGGCGGTTGCTATACCCATGCGAACGGATCTTTAGCTTGGGGATTAATAGCAAAATTAAAAGCCTTAAAAAAGCGTTTGGATAACGGATTAATTCCGGAAGGAACGGAAGGCGTAATGGAACAAATTACGAACGTCACAAAAAAGGTTAAGATATCCTTTGCTCGCATGGGAACGTATGGGGAGCCTACCTTATTACCTTTTGAATTGCTAGAACAAATAAGGCCTTTGGTTGGCAAGGTTTCGGGCTATACTCACCAATGGCACAAACCAGAGAATAAGCAATATGCAAAATACCTAATGGCAAGTACGCACAATATCTTTGATGTAAAATTAGCCGAAGGCCTTGGTTTTAGGTCTTACAATGCCAGTGAGGTTGAAGGTGCTATACTTTGTCCATCAGCGCCAACCATAGCAAAGGAGAAGCAAGTAAGCTGCGCTAAATGTGGGTTGTGCGAAGGTGGAAAGAAAGCTAAGAATATTTACAATGTAATCCATTAACATAACATTAACACATGGGGGGATTGACTTTCTCAAAAATCCCCCCTATCTTTGCATCATATTAATAACCACTTAAATTGAAAAACATGAAAAGGATTAAAGTTAGATTCTCTTTACAACGTGGAGAAAATTATATGAAATGGAGAGTCATTGGTAGTGATGGAGTTGTCACATATTACAATCCATGTGATGTTCAATTAATCATGAGAGAATGCACGTTAAGGAATAATAAGAAAATGGCTACTAAGATCTTCAATGGAGAAAGTACTAAGGTTGTATGTGCATGGATTTTATGTAATGATTTAGAGATTAGACATTCTGATTTTGTTAAAGAGTCTGATTTTAAAATTAAGTATAATCCTAAGGTTGCTCCTAATTGGACTTTCCTGGGAGAAGATATAGATGATAGAGATGTTTCTTACATTGTTTCGGTTGATTATAAATTGTGTATTGATTTGATTCCGGATGCTGCAAGAATGGGAGGATATAAAGTTTAAGATCCCCGCGGAAAATTAACAAAACATTAACGATAAGGGTGTTGCATATTATATCCGATGCCCTTATCTTTGCAACATATTTTAAACCACTAAATTAATTTATCATGTTTGAACTAAAAGCTACCAAAGGCAATATTGATTTGTCTGGATTTAATTTGTCAACTCTGATTCAAGAGTCAAATCAGAATGTAAGAGATATAGATTCTCACAATCAAGAAGTTGTTAAAAGATTCAAACAACTTGTGCTTAGTTATTATGGTGAACTATGCAATGTTTTGGATGCATTAGATTTACCCTATTTTGAAGTTAACGGTTACAACAATCTGTATTCTTGGTTAGCTCGTGGAGGAAATTATGAAATCACTTTATATTCTAACGGGATTAGTGAATTTATAAAATTTGGTCATGGTAGAGGGTATATAAAAATATCTTTTGCCGCTCCTTTTGAAAGTTGTGGAAGAAGGTTATCTTGCAATTTTACAGGGTCTATTCAGATAGGTAAAGGTTGGTTGGAACATGGGTCTTTTATTACATATCCTTTAGAATCTGTTTCTCAAGTCATTGAATTAGGGCAAGATGTAATCAAGCTTCATATTTTAGAAAGGGATATAAAGGACATCACAGAACGAAGAAGTCAAGAGAGAACACTACTCTATTATTCTTAACAAAACATTAACGATAAGGGTATTGCATATTATATCCGATACCCTTATCTTTGCATCATATTAATAACCACTTTAAATTTTAAAATTATGTTTTTTATTGAGTTAACTAGTTCAAGTAACGGTGATAAATTTATTGGTAATGTAAGTCTTTTGCAACGAGTCGTATCTACAGCAAAAGGAGCATACGTTGTAGGATGGAATAACAACGGAGGATTTGAGGTCAAAGAAAGCTATGAGGAAATTATTGAAAAGATTAACGCGAGATTAGCAACTGTGAATCGTTTACCTAAAAGTAAGAAGTGTAAATAGTAATGATAGGGGTATTGCATAGTATATCCAATACCCCTCATCTTTGTAAAAAATTAATCACCACTTTAAAATAAAAAAATGTTAGTAGAACTAAAAAATCTTTCTAGAAAAGATCTAGTAATGGCTTTAGAAGAATTACTTTCAGACGAGTTTGATTCATCAGAACTTGTGTACTTGACCGAAGAGGAACTTATTAGCGCTATAATTAACTCAGCTTTCTTTTATAAGAACGAGACTAATTATGACCCATCTAGTAATATATTTCACTCGTACAAAAAAGGAGATAATCAATAAGTAAATGATAAGTCAGGTGGCGAAATGGTAGACGCTAGAAGTGAATAGATAAGTAAGTACGTTTTCGCTTAATCAACTATACTACTTATCATGTAGGTTCGATTCCTACCCTGACTTCCAAAGGTTAATAGATGTTTAAGTGGTTTAGCTCCCGGCAGTAGATGTCGGGAGTTTTTTTGTTGCTAGTGAATTTTACTCAGGCAAGGCAAAGCCTTGCCTGAGTAAATTTTCCCGCTTCCCTTTTCTAGCATGGCCAGTAATGTGAGGGGGATCCGTTAACATGACTTTAACATTTCTTTAAGATCTTTTTAACATTTGAAATTAGGATAATAGAGAAATGGGATGTATCTTTGCAATGTCAATTAGATGATGGGGAATAGATGAGATATGGTATGAGTTACATTTTACTACATTTCATTTTAACATGACTTTAACATTTTAGGATTAGGATATTAGATGGAATGTTATTATCTTTGCGACATATTATTAACCACATTAAATTTTAACTACTATGCCAAATTGGTGTTCTAATTGTATCTCATTTGAAGGTACGGAAAAAGCTATGGAAACATTGAGAAAAGATGTTGCCAGTATTGAGGACGGTCATTGTATATTTACTGCATTGACTGATTATAAAGAAGAATATGATTACAATGATTGGTGTGATGAGTTCGGCACTAAATGGAGTGTACTGATGGACGATGACATTAGACATAGCATGAAAGAATGTGATTACCTTAATTGTGAAACGGCTTGGAGTCCATGTACGGAATTTGTTAAGAAAGTATGTAAGAAGTACGGAGTGGAAGGACGGATTGAATATTCGGAAGGGGGGTGTGACTTTGCAGGTATTGTGGAGATTGATGTAAATGGTGATGAAGTAAGTAGGGAGGATATGACTTATAATGAATACCAGTATAAAGAAGTCCCTGAGAATTTCTTCTATGATTTTATTACGAATGTTGAAGATGGATTTATTGAAAGTGAGGAGCAGATTAAGGAGGATTATCCCTACGTTACTGAGGAAGATATGGAAGAAATGATTAGGATATATAGAGAGAATAACCCCGCGGAAAATTAAGGAATCATTAACATAGGGGGGTATTGACTTTCTCAAATATCCCCCTTATCTTTGCACTATATTATTTACCACATAAACTAAAAAATGAAAAAATTAAATGTGTTAGTAGCTTGTGAAGAGAGCCAAGCTTTAACTAGAGAATTGAGATTATTAGGACACAATGCATTTAGCTGCGACCTTCTTCCTTGTAGTGGGGGACATCCCGAATGGCATTTTAACAATGACGTTTTTGAGATTATCAAGAATCAAGGCGGTGTTCTTCAAAATGGAGAAACGGTTAATATAAATGCAGATTGGGATATGATGATTGCACATCCGCCTTGTACTTATTTGGCCGTGAGTGGTGCGCAATGGTACTACCATCCGGAAGATAAGGACTTACCGGTTGAATCTAGAAGACCACATCCTAAACATCCGGATAGAGCAGCAGATAGAGAAAAGGCTATTGAGTTTTTCATAAGGATAGCTAATGCGCCTATTGATAAGATTGCAATTGAAAACCCTGTTGGTGTCATATCATCTGCTTACAGAAAACCTGACCAAATTGTGCAACCGTTTATGTTTGGCGACGAGGCAAGAAAGACAACTTGTTTGTGGCTAAAAAATCTACCTAAATTAGAGCCTACAGATATAGTAAGCGAGGGTGAGAGAGTGTATTTCAAAAGCGGTAAAAGTCATCCTAAGTGGTATGCTGATGCTCTTTCAAATGCTAAGTCATCGGAAGAAAGAAGAACTATGAGAAGTAAGACATTCATAGGCATGGCTAAAGCTATGGCAAGTCAATGGTCTTTGTAATTTTAACATAACATTAACGATAAGGGTATTGCATAGTATATCCGATACCCTTATCTTTGCATTATATTATTCACCAATAAACTAAAAAAAAATGGATAGGATTCAATTAAAGAGTATTAAATTCTCTGAGTGGAATTCACAAGAGACTAATTGCTTTGAAGCGGATATTTTCTTTGATGGAAAGAAAGTAGGGTACTGTAGGAATGATGGACATGGAGGAAATACCGACTGTTATTGTTCGGGTCATGGAAAGTTGTACGACAAAATGGAGGATTATTGTAAAACTCTGCCTGACAATGAAAATTATATAGGTAGTCCTAGTTTAGAAAATGTAGTGGACGAACTATTTGAGTCTTGGTTAAAAAAACAAAATTGGAAAAAGATAGAAAAGGATTTTAGTAAAGGAGTATGTGTTGGCACAGAAAATTTCTACAAGGTGTTTGAAGTAATTGTAAACGGCAAGCGTACCAAAATAGAAGATTTGTTAAAGACTGAGCAAGGTTCTAAATACTTAAGAAACTTATGCAAGCAGAAGAGAGAAGAGGGTCTTAACATTCTAAATACTAACTTACCATTTTAACATAACATTAACGATAAGGGTATTGCATAGTATATCCAATACCCTTATCTTTGCACTATAATTAATCACCGCTTTAAAACTAAAAAATGAACAAAGCAACTGAAGTAAAAAGACCTGATCCAATGAAGGATGAGAAGTATATCATCTTTAAGGGTGAGCAAATAGTTGGCACCGCAAATTCTCTCGCTAAAGCCTGGGAAATCTATGATGGCCTCAAACCAAAGACTCGAATTCTTGACGGCAGAGCTATCTATAGGGCAATCCACGAAGAGTAAAAAATTAACAAAACATTAACGATAGGGGTATTGCATATTAGATCCGGTACCCTTATCTTTGCACTATATTCTTTACCACTAAACTAAAAAAAAAATGGACGCAGTAGAAAATGCAAAAAAGGTATTAAGAGACCATGGTTACTTTGTTGACAACCTATGGCATATCCAGGATGTTCAAGCTAACTACATGAAGGCTAGCGATGAAGATGCTCAAAAGATTTTAAATACGGCTCTTACCAATGCAGCAACCATGGAACAAATCTCGTTAGCAATTACTGATGCAATTGAGTGGTACTTTCCAGATGAGACAATCTTCTATGAAGTAGAAAATTAAGGAATCATTAACACAGGGGGATTTGGTTTTCTCAAATATCCCCCTTATCTTTGCACTATATTCTTTACCACTAAACTTAAAAAAAATGTACGACCAAAAAATTAAAGTTGTTGAAGGCTTTGTATGGCTATTGATTACTGACAAAGCTAAAGAAGTTTACCAGTCGGGTCTATTCGATGGTTCTATCTATGCGCTATATGATGACGATAGCGAGACCGATGTCTGTGAATCTTATCAAGACCTTATAGATGCATTAGAGAGAGGTCTTGAAATCGGAATAGAAGTAGGCCATGTAACCGAACGCGATGCTCGAATAATATTGTTTTAAATTCTTCACCATTAAACTAAAAAAAAATGAACATTGACAGAAGTTCTTATTTATTCAAGATTGTTTTCTATCATGTATCAAACATCTGTAATGAAATCATGAACCAGGATGATGAGACATCGGAAAAACTTGGAACACGTGATGCTAGATCTGTACTAGAATTTACTCACATGATGGGTTCATTTGAGTCAATCATAGATGACTTAGATGCTTTGACTTTAAAGATTGTAGAGAATGTTGACATGGATATTTTAGATGATTGCGATGAAGTATTGTATGACCATGTGTACACCGAATTTTTAAACAACTATAAAAAGTAACATGTTAAAAGAATTCATAATAAAAAAAGAGTCCGAGTTAAACTTAAAGTTAGGATACTTTTTAAGGTGTGACGATACATCTGCTCCTGACGAAATCGAATGTGATACGTATTTTGAAATGTGGGAGTTAGATAAAATTAATTCCACTTTAGAGATATGTGATAATCATAAGTTGAATTATGATTTTGGATTCCAGGAGTTCGATACGAGTGAAGATAATGTCTTGAGAGAGGACATGCTAATTTGGAATAATCATTTAAACAACTAAAAGTAATATGAGAAATAGTAAGGAATGGATAGCTACCTTAAATGGCACAAGGATTGATTCTAATGGCTTTTATTGCGGTGCCGCTTGTGTTACTGCTTACAACAAGAAAGAGGCCATACGATTGCTCTCTAAGGCTAAGATGCATTACTTCGGCTCTTACAGTATTAGCAAGGAAGCCAGGAGGGGAACGAACGTTTATCACAATTAACAAAACATTAACGATAGGGGTATTGCATATTCAATCCGGTACCCCTATCTTTGCACTATATTATTCACCACTTTAAAACAAAAAAATGAAAACGTATTTCAAAAAATTTAATGAGGAATTTTTCAAGGGTTCAGAATTCAGTAGAATAGAATGGTTCGATATAGAGGGAGTCTTCAATATCTATGCTCAAAATAGTTTCTATGATAAGGTAGTTAGAATAACTTTGGAAGACCGAGGAACAAGAGACCATTTCAACGGGTACTTAGTAGAAGTCATTAGCAAAACAGAAGGATTGATTGCTAAAAAGTTTTTCCGATTTGAGCATCACTTGGAAATGATTCACAGAAAGTCTTCGGATAAATCACTAGAGTATTACCATGCTTGGTTACATGATGACAAACTTGAGTGGTATATATCAAGACCTAAGGATACAATAGGAATGTGTACCGCTATATTTGAATGGGTTAATTTTTTTAAATAAATAATTAGGGGAATGTTTGGGTATGTTAAATATTCCCCTTATCTTTGCACTATATTCTTTACCACTAAACTAAAAAAAATGAACGTATTAGAATTATTCGCAGGCAGTAAGTCTATTGGCAAAGCTGCTGCTCAGTTAGACATGAACGTATTCTCTGTTGATTGGGAAAACTTTGATGGCATTGATTTGCAGATAGACATTTCAAAACTAAAGAAAGAAGATGTTCCGTTTGTTCCGGATATTATTTGGGCATCCCCGGATTGTACAACCTATACTATCGCTGCTATATCTACTCACAGAAATGGCGTAGATCCGAAGAGTAAGTATGCAGGTGAGTGTGACATCACTAACCAACATTTCATATCATTGATAAAAGAATGGTTAGAGATTAATCCTAACATGGTTTTCTTCATAGAGAATCCAAGAGGCATGTTAAGAAAGATGCCATGGATGCAAGGATTTAAAAGACATACAGTATGGTATTGCCAGTACGGAGACGACAGAGCGAAGCCTACAGATATATGGACTAACTCCGAAGATTGGGTTCCTAGACCAATATGTAAAAATGGTAATAAGAACTGTCACCATACTCCTGCTCCTAGAGGTTCAAAGACGGGAACTCAAGGAAGGAAAGGTTCTTATGAAAGAAGTAGAATTCCAGAAGAGTTGTGCCATGAAATTCTAACTTCTTGTAAAAAATAATAATTGTTAAACACCGCAAAAAACTAAAAAAGAAATGGCAATATTCAAGTATGTAGATGACTTCTTACCAGGCAGAAATGTCAATGATTTTGTATTCGTTGTCTTGGATGGTTACAGTAATGAAGAATTGACATGGGGTATAGAAGATGTCTTAAATGAAATAAATAGAGATAGATCTGCTAAGTGGACTAACTACACAAAGGACGATTGGTTCGATGGTTGGGCTTCATGGTGTGAGGATGATGTGTATGTAATGCTCTCTATAGAAGACAAGGGAGACATAGTGTATAAACCATTCCTGTCCTGACCACAAAAAAATAACATGAGTTACGAAACAAAATTTACCGAACAGGCCGTTGTATCTGTGCATGAAGGATCCGGCATTGATGAGAAGGTTCTTGTAGTGCACTCTTACATTAACCAGAAAGGAAAGATGGTACTAACCCGGGAGGAGGCTTCCCTGCTGTTCTTTGAATTGTATAAGTTTCTTAAAGATAATAACTAACATGAAAGTACTAATAACAGGGGTCGCAGGATTCATTGGCAGTCATCTAGCACACTCTATGTTAACCCAATGCCACAAAGTGATAGGTGTGGACTTCTTTGATGGAAGCGACACCCAGTTATTAAATAGCATGAGATTTAATACCCTGCCGATATCTAAAGGCATTGGCTACTACAACTTAGACATTGGCTACTACAACTTAGACATAGCAGATAAGAAGAAGGTAGATATCATTTTCTCTCTGCATAAGTTTGACCTAGTTGTAAATCTCGCGGGCCAGGCAGGAGTTAGAGCCAGCGTCAAAGATCCGGATCTATTTGCCCGATCAAACGTTCAGGGATTCTTAAACATTATAGAAGCATGTAAGAAATATGATGTAAAGCATTTAGTGTATGCATCTAGTTCAAGTGTATATGGAATGGGGGATAACATGGATATGGCATTTAGTACAGATGATAGAACGGATGGGCCGGTATCCTTTTATGCAGCGACTAAGAAGATGAATGAATTGACGGCACATGTATATAGTCATTTGTTCAACATGCGTACTACAGGGCTTAGATTCTTTACAGTGTATGGTCCATGGGGTAGACCGGATATGATGGTTTATAAATTTACATATAACATTCATAATAACATTCCCATTAACATTTATAATCATGGAGAGATGTTTAGAGAATTTACTTACATTGATGATATTATTGATGGGATTAATATTGTGATTAAAAATGAAACGGATGTCAAGTACATGTTATATAATGTTGGTAGCAATGAGAGCATTAAGATATTAGATTTCATTGATGTCCTGGAGGAGGAGATTGGTATTGGAGCCCTGCGGAATTTAGAACGGATGCAGGATGGAGATGTATACTTTACTGCATCTGATGTAGCCCCGCTGAAAAGTCTAGGCTACGAACCTAAAGTGAAATATAGAGAAGGGATCAAACGGTTTTTACAATGGTATGATTCTATAGACAATATAACGCACCGGAAGATAATGGAACAGACCGGTGTGTAAAGAGCAAAGTTTAAGTGGTATATATAGAAGATGGGCTCTGGTCTCCTCGATTATCCCTTCTTCCTTTTTATTAAGCTATGAACAAAGAACAAAGTTTAAGTGGTGCATTTTAGAAGGTGGGCCCTAACCTCCCCGGTTAACCTACCTTCCTTTTTAAAACAAACAAATCAATTATATGAGATTAATTCTTTCAACCTTTTTACTCTTAGGAGTGTTTTCATCTTATGGTCAAAGACAAATTAGTTGCGTGATAAACAATACTGTTCTGTTTGAAAACCTGTTGCCTGATCAAGATGAGTTCGAGTACGTTATAGTTGACCGGAGTACAGATGTAATAGACGGCATCAACACCATGCTAATGTTCGTGGCACCGCAAAGGAACAACAGGGTCGTGTCGTTCCGGGGGGAAGAACGGGAAGTAATCTACAACTCGAAGAAGAGACGGTACACATTTGACGGTGGTACCTACAAGACCTACCCGGATTTACTTTCGGCGGTGAAGTTCTTTTTATTAACCAATTAAAAACATTTCAACACATGTCTAAAAAATTAAATACAACGGATCTCATATCATTAGACTCATTATCATTAGGGGAGTCCATAGATAATAAGATGGAAATATTCAATAACGTCATTACATCTATTAAAACATTTCCAGATTCCAATTATTTATGTACTGCTTATCTACTCATAGAGGATCCGGAAGATGATACAAATGTATTCTTCTTTCCCTTGTTTGAAGATGATGAAAAGAACATGCAAGCATTCTTATTGAAAACGGAAGAAGATACAAAAGTATTTTTAGATTACATGGTAAAAGTATCTGAAAATGTAAAAGTTCCAAAAATGAAAGAATTCATAGATCAGATAAATTATGAGATAAAAATAGATTCTGAAAGGGGAAAATATTATAAATCATGTAAAGGTATATTAACCCTACCGGCATAAATTGTTCGCCGGGCCTGAAAAAATGGCCCCGCGGAAAATTAAGGAACGCATTTGGATTAGAGCCCAAAAAAAATATGCAAAAAAATATTCGCCGGGGCTTGCATATATCAAAAGAATGTATTATCTTTGCAGCATATTAAAATGATCAACATGGAAAATGCCAAAATAGAACGGCTGTTAAATAGAACGGCAGTACTCATACAACAGCGGAAAGAGTTAGAGGAAAAAGAGAACGCACTTAAGAAGGAAGTACAGGAGGCTCTGGCTGAAGAGAATTTAGAAACGTTATCTACTTCCTTTATATCGGTAACGAAAGTAACGAAGAAGACATATACCTACTCTCCGGAAGTACAGAAGCTAGAGAAAGATATAAAGGCAAGGAAAAGCCAGGAGGAAATATACGGCGTAGCAAAAGAAACGTTTAAGTCTCACTACATGTACGTACTAAGTAAACAATTCATAAAAGATGCTTACGATGACTTTGGAGACATTTAAAGAACGGTTCAACGACGCACTCTCCATTAGGTTGAACGGAGTTAGGTACTGCGGTAAACGACTACAAACCGACGGAGTTGAATTGTATGTTTTAACCGGTGACTTTAATCCGGTTCATAAACAATACATGGAGTACATGGCAATGGTCCACAATCCGACCGGTAACATAAACATAGTAAGCATGGAAGAGAACGGTAAGTTATTTCCATGGATTACATTGAACATGGCCAAACAGATCACAGAATTTATAAACATTAACAAACAGGGTGCAACCCATTAATAAATTAACATGGAACAACAGAAGAGTAAAAAGTTTGTAGGTAACGGCAGACTAATCCAAACAAAAGATTCTACAGGCTTTGGTATGAGTATATGCATTACCGACCTATTCGAGATGTGTATGAAGGATCCGGATGTCGCTCAATTCATCTATGTGTCCGAGAAGACTGGGAAGAAATATCTACCGCTTATCGCATGGCCACTAAAGGAAGTAAAAGAAGAGGATAAGTTCCGGACCCACGCCATTAGCATAGACACTTACAAGAAGGACGAAGCTAAAGGACAATCAACTTACGCAGCAAAACCAAAGCCTGCACCTAAAGAGAATAAGTTCGACGATGTATTCCAGTATGATCCCATAACAGTACCGGTTAATACTACGGCGCCAAGCTCAGTACTATCCGACGACGACTTACCATTTTAATATTACATGAATTAATTTTAACATAACCATTAAATCTTTTTAAAATGTTATCAACAACCGTTTTAGTTGCGTTATCAATTGTAGCCATTATCTTTATGATTATGGGTTTAGTAGTCTTAGCCGACAAAGGAACAGTAACATCTGTTTGGGAAAAGAAAGTACCAGGAGCATTGTTAATCTTCTCCGGAATGGCTCTATCCCTCGCATGTATCATAGACATACTTGGTTAATGGTTGCATGTGAGAAGGGGACTGGCGAAAGCCAGTCCCCTTTCTTTATGTTTCTATCTCCCCGGCCACAAAAAGATCAACAAAAAATGTAAATGATTGATTGTCAATGGTATTTCAATTTTAAACATGTCAATTAGATGAGAAAGATGCATTTTATTCTATCTCTCTAGTCACAAAAAGATCAAAAAAATCATAAAATGTTGACAATCAATGCTATTTTTTATCACTAATCATCAAAAATGCACAACAAAATGTCTAAAAAATGCACAAATGATGGAAAAATCAAACAAAATGGAAGAAAATAACGAACATTGGGTATCTAAACTAACGGACAAACAGGTATACATCATATCTTTCATCCTAATAATCACTCCAACCCTCTTATATTATGGATTTAAATATGTGTTCAACATGCTTTCCAATTAGACATCATAGAATCCATTTTTAGGCATGTAGCGTTCATTCTGCTGCATCTTCTCATGGTGGGTGGAACTAGACGAAGGGTTCCGCCCAAAGTTCATTAGAAGCCAACTGTGTGCGAAATAAAGGCATTCGATGAAAAAATTCGCCTGACAACCCCCCACTTATCCACATATTAACCCAGATGCACTACAATTTAACTTACTACATAGAACGTATTTTTTGCTGCTCCTTTCCCGATACTTGCACGTCATTTCCAGTACTACTCCTACACGTGATTGATTTGACCTTTCTATTTATATCATTTTCTTTCATTTATCACATATCTTTCCATGTTACAGTCATGTTGATTAGGATTACATTTTATATTCTTTATGTTACTGATATGCTTTATAGATGATTTTATAGATGATGTTATGATATATGGATGTCTTTATGGAATAGATGTTACCGTACATGATACCGGACATGATGCCATACATGATACCGTACATGATGGAGTAAATGAGGGAATACATTAGGGAATAAAGTAGGATGGAATGTATATTGATGTTAGATGTATGATGAATGATGTTTTATTTTATGATGGTATAAATGATGGAGTAAATGTTTTTATTTTTATTGTTATTGTTATTATGTTTGGATATGTTATTTTAATGTTGTATGTTTGTATTATGATTAAATGATGTATTACTGGGATTATGTATTATGTAGTGTCCCCGCGAAATATTCAGAAAACCAGGTAAAACAAAATGTAAAGTTATGGAGAATGTAGAAAATACAGTAAGAGAGAGGATAGCAAGTAAAATGGTGAGTCAAGCAGACGGTAAAATAGGGAATCTAGTCGGAGATAAAGTGTGGATTAAAGTAAGAGATCCAATAATTGAGCAGACAAGTGATCAATTATGGATTCAAGTAATTAAACAGGTACAGCAAAATGTAAAGTTATGAAGAATGTAAATAAGGAAGTACATGATAAAATAACCAGGCGACTAAGGAATGGAATAGGAGGGAAGATAAAAAATAAAGATGAAGTAAGTAATGAAGTATGTATTCAAGTATGGAATCGAGCATGGAATCAATTGGGACTTCAAGTAATTAAACAGGTACAGCAAAATATGAAGTTATGAATAATGTGGATAACAAAGTCAGAGAGCATGTAAGAGATATTATGAATCAAACATGGAGTAAAGCAAGTAGTAAATTATGGACTCGAGTAAGTAAGCAAGTACGCGATCAAGTAAGCAATCAAATACGAAATCAAGTAAGTAATAGAGTAAAGGGTAGAGTAAGTAATGAGGTAAGGCATGTATTCAAATTGGAGAGGATAAACATGACCAATTATCAAATCAAATTTAGGGACAGATAAAACAAAATGTGAAGTTATGAGGGATATGAGAAATAAAGTAAGACAGCAGATAGGAAGTAAAGTATTGCATCAAGTAGATGATGTAGTGTGGAATCAAGTATGGAAGAAAATAAGCGATCAAGTATGGATTCAAGTATGTAATCAACAATCGGCTCAAGTAAAACAAAATGTAAAGTTATGAAGGATGTAAGTGAAAAAATAAGTGATAAAATAGGTGGTAAAATAAGTAGTAAAGTATGGAAAGATGTATGGAACCAAGTATCGAAGGAAGTACAGAGTCAAGTAAAAAATAAAGTACGTATTCTATTATGGGAGCAAGTAAAAGAAAACATAAAGTTATGAAGGATGTAAGTGAAAAAATAAGTGATAAAGTATGTGATAAAGTATGGTATGGAGTAGAGGATAACGTACGACATGAAGTAAATCATCAAGTACGTAATCAAGTACGTAATAAAGTAAGTAATCAATTGTGGGAGCAAGTAAAAGAAAACATAAAGTTATGAAGAATGTGCGAAATGAAGTAAGTAGTGAAATAAGAATTATAGTAAAAAGTCCAGTATGGAGTACTATAGGTAATCAAGTAAGGGACTTGGTAGAAGATAAAATAGGGAGTAGAATAAGAGGACAGATATTTGATTCATTATATATTGATGTGCAGGAAAACATAGACGCATCATGGCCAATAAGAAAAGTATGAGAAGTGAAAGAAGAAAGGTATGGGATCAAGTAAGAGGTAAAGTACTTAATCCGGGAAGAAATAAAGTATGGGATTTATCAAGTAGTTCCGTAATAGATCGAGTATGGAATGTAGTAAGAAATCCGGTAATTGAACAGATAAGTGATCAAATGAAAGATCAACTATGTATTCAAGTAAAACAAAATAAGAAGTTATGATAAATGTAAAGAAACAAGTATACCAAAAAATAAGTGGTGAATTGAGAAGTGAATTAAGAATAAAACTAGGTAATAAAATTAATACTCAGGTATGGTATTTAATCAAGGATCTAATTCAATTAAGATATCAAGCAACAACTGAAATAACAAATCAAATAGCTTTTCACGTAAAAGAAAACATGAAGTTATGAAGACTGTAAATGATACTATAACTTATAAAATGAATATTGGATTAAGAAATCTACTACGGATTTTAACAAAGAGTCAAGTAAATGACCAGGTAGAAGCTAGAATAGACAGTCAAGTGTGGGTGAAACCCAGAGATCAGGTATGTTTGCAAGTATGGGCTCAATTAAAACAAAATAAGAAGTTATGAAAAAGGTACAGAAACAAACAGCATCTTCATGTGATAAATTATGGATGAATTTAAGAGTGCACACCCGAAATATGGTAGAGCATAAAATAGAAATGAAAGTATCCGGTAAAGTAACTAATCAAATGGTTGAATTAACTACTAATAAATTGGCGGATCAAGTAAGGAGACAGGTATGGTATCATGTAGCACAAAAAATAAAGTTATGAAGAATGTTGAAAATGAAGTAAGTGAACAAATAAGAAATCAATTAATGTCTCCAATGAGTAATAAAGTTAGTAGCCCAGTAAGATTTAAAGTGTGGAATCAAATAAGTGTTTTTATGCATATTGAAATTAAGGAGGGATTAGTTAGTCAAGTAATACGAAATATAAAGTTATGAAGAATGTAAAGGATAAAATTAAAGCTAAAATATGGCAGCAGGGAGGTACTCAACTGCTTAATGAATTATGGCTATTAACATCTAGGCAAGTTCATAATGAAGTCCGGAATCAAGTAAAAAATAGAGCACGTTATATAGTATGGCAGCCGGTAAAACAAAATATCAAATTATGAACAATGTGAATAATAGTATAGCGAGTGGAATAAGAGATAGGCTATCGAATCCATCAGGTGCTGTATTGGTAAATCTAGTTTTCAGAAAAGTGAGGAGTGATGTGAGGACTAAAACAAATTCCAGAACAAGTAGTTGGGCATATAGACAAGTTCGGGATAGGTTGTATGAACAAGTAAACAAAACATGAAGTTATGAAAACTAAAAATCAAATCAACGAAAAGATGTATCAAGTAAGGACGCTTTTGATTAATCAACTAAGTGAACAAGTAGTAACTAAATTAAGAAAAAAAATATGGAACAAGGGAGATAAGCAAATATGGGATCGAATTGGAAATGGAGTAGGAGATGAATTAGAAGCTAAAGTACTAGATCAAGAATGGGAACGCATAAGACAAATTTTAGAAATATGAAGAATGTTGAAAATGAAGTATGGAAACGCATAAGTGATAAAGTTGATGGCTTATGGGGACTAATAAGAGTTCGCGTCCGGGACAAAGTTGAAGAAAATGTGAGTGGCACAGTGAGAATGAGAAAATTATGGAATCAAGCAGGTTCTCAAGTAAACAAGCAAATACTTATTCGTTTAAAAAAAAATAATCATGAATAATCTTAAAAATGTTATGGCGGGCCAGATGAATGATAAATTAGTCCAGACAATGTTAAAATTTAGAAAAGGATTTAATTGGCATGTGAGTAATAAAGTTTGGATTATAGCAGATAATAAAGTGAATGATCCAATATTTACCCAAACAGAAAATAGAGTAAAACAAAATATTAGGTTATGAAAAATATTAAAGATAAAATGAGGGAATGTATATCTACTAATTATTTGGTATGGACTAAGCGTATATCCTTACATACGAATTTCGGAACAAATAAACAAGTATATATCCCTCTTGATCAGCGATTACGTATGCAGACAATAATCATGAAACAAAATATTAGATTATGAAAAATATAGTGAGTATGTTATCAAATATGTTGCGAGGTAAATCAAAGGGAAAAAAATATAGGCAAGTACGTAGTGATATATCTTTTCAGATGTGGCATCAATTATATGCTAACAAAGAGAGTATGATAAAGGGCGAAGCCAGAATTAAAGTAGAGGATACTGTAGTTTCTCCTAGTCAAGTAAAACTAAATATAATGAAACAAGTAAAACAAAATATTAGGTTATGAAGAATATAAGAAGTAAAGTATCAAATCATGTAAATTATAAGATGAGGGTTATGTTATGGAATCATCTATCTAATCAAGTAGAGCAGAAAATAACTGATAAAGTAGGTAATAATGTTGAAGATTTATTGGGAGGGCAAATATTTAATGGAGTAAGAGTTCAAGCATGGATTGCATTGGATAATAAAGTAAATTTAAACATGTGATTATGGAGAATATAAGTAATTTAGTACAGGACAAGATATGGAATCATACTGTATATGGACTGTGGGATTATGAAAAAGAGAATCATGAAAAAGATGAAATATCAAGTCAAGTAATAAAAAAAGTTGAAAATCTAGTGAGTAGACAAATAACGGATCAAATAAGATTTAAAGTATGGCGTCCAGTAATGGGTCAAGTAAAAAAAATCAATTTTAGATTATTAAATATGTATTCCCCGCAAAATACTAAACATTAACAAGATATTAACATGTACTTGACATATAAAATTAGGAAAAGTCCAAGAATGTTATTATATTTGCATCATAATTAGTTTATTACCTTTTAAAATTGTTGTATAATGAAGAAAATAGAAAGTTTGACCCCAGAGCAAGAGGCAAAGTTGGATTCCCACAGAGAAAAGTGGTTGAGTAAAGTTTTTAATTATGAGTTTTATAATAACCATGATAAAGACAGAACCGAGATTTCAATGAAAAGGCTATACAAGTTTTGCGGATTGGAAGAGCCGGAAGTACTTTTGCTAGACAGTCCTATGCAATGTCAAGTTAAAGTGAATGAATTGATGGGGAATAAAGATAACCTAGTATATGAGCCGTTCTCATCCTATATCAATGTTGATGATATTTCATGGCTATCTTTCTACAGTTTCTTTATGGATAATTTTGATATTCTTGATGAATACAAAGATGATTTTAACTTAGTCCTAGAATGTGTTGAAAACTCCTATCTTCAAATACAAATGGACAAAGTTTGCCTCGTGTCTAAGTATCCTAAAAAAATATCTAGGAACGAAAATAATGACTTACATTGTACTACAGGATTTGCCATTGAATTTGCTGATGGATATGGGCAGCACTATGTTAATGGTAGATTCTTGGAAAAAGAGTTATTCGAAGAATGCAGCTCGTTAATTAATGCTAAGATTGCTTTTCATAATCAAGATAACGAAGATATTAAAGCTGCTATCATTACCATAATTAAAGAAAATTACGGAAATGAGGGTGTCCTGGAAATGTTAGATGCATCTATTGTAGATGAGCAAACCGTGGTACATAAGAACGGGTATGAGGAAATAATAAGATTGTATAAAACAAATAAAACATACTCATTCTTACAAAATAGCAAAGGTGAGTTGGATCAACCTTACGCATGGATTGAGTTTACTTGTCCTAGCACAAAATCAGTATATTTAATTGACACTTGTCCTACATTTAAAGATGCTGTAAAATGTGCTAAATGGCATAGACCTGATAATGTACCAGGTGACATAGATTATACTTGGCAATCTGCAAACTAAATTTAAAACTATTATTATTATGAAAAGCAAATTAAAATTTAAGAACGAAGGCTTTCATCAAGGCGATGTTCAATTCTTCACACTGTCGGATTTACCTAAGGGTATTAAAAAGATAGAGAAAAGATTTATAGCTGCATCTGAAAGGTCTGGTAGTTTTCATGCTTTATTTGGTAACTACGACATTTACGAATTTGAAGATGGAGGACTTGTTATCGATGCTCATGAAGAGTGCATATTAAATCACTCTTTACAGTCGGAGCTAAAAGGTTTGGGAGTTACATTAGATAAAGCTATGATAACATTAAAGAAAGATCATAGGCACACCGTAGTTCCTGCGGGTAAATACTTTGTAGGTATCCAGACAAGATTTGATCCCTTAGCAAATGCAAAAAAGAACGTAGCTGATTAAAACTCAGTAAAAAATAGTCAGGTGGGCATAATGAGGAATGGTTTCCAAGTCCAGTAAAATGGTTGCTTATCCGGTTCGAGTCCGGCCCTGACTATTTTTTCACCATTAAAATAAATAAAATGAATATACCAACAGCAGAAGACTTATTGACTAATAATATTGATGGATTAAGAGATTTTATTGATGATGATGATATATTTTATTTCTATAAAGGAGTTATCTGTGAATTTGCTAAGGAATTTGCTAAACTTCATGTTGAAGCAGCTTTGAAAGAAGCCTCTGAAAATGTAGACATGGATAAAGAATATTATGAATCATTACAAGAAGGTACTAATGGTGGTATTGATATAGAAACTATTTTAAGTGCTTATCCATTTGAAAATATTAAATAAAATGAAAGTAGAAATTGTTTGGAATAATATAGGAGGGAGTTGGTGGTTTGATTTGGGAATTAGTTGTCAGCAAACAGAATACCATCCCAATAAAAAAATGGTATTTGCGATTGCTCTAGGTCTTGTAACAATCTATATTAGATGGTAAATGTATACTATCTCCGGACAATGATTTAATATTCTTCTCTACGATTGATAAAGGTGGAATTATTTAAAAAAGTTGTAGAGTAATTTGTTTTTATCATTTTTATTCGTATATTTGCGCATAATTATTTCACTCTTAAAATATCAATCATGTCTAAAGAATCATCTAGTTCGGGTGTTAGTTTTATGGGGTTACTAACTATCCTTTTCATTGCCCTAAAACTTACTAATTTTATAGATTGGTCTTGGTGGTGGGTACTATCTCCCATGTGGCTTAGTGCAGTAATCTTAGTATTCGCAGTTTTATTACTAGTACTTATAAGAAAAGCAAAAGAAAGATTATGAACAGTTTTGATTATCAGGGGCTAACGCCTAAAAGAGTATTTCCGGATTCTATGGATGATAGTCTCGTTGGAAGAAAAGTCATGTATAAAGAAGTATGGAATAATATTAATGTTCCTTATGAATATGGTACCATCACTTCATTTAATGAGAGATATGTTTTTATTGATTTTAGAGGTAATGGATTTGGGCAAGCATGTAAATATAATAATGTATTGTTAGCCCCCACGAGTATTGCCCCTCACATTTGTACACTTTAAATCTTATATCATGTTGTATGTTAGTATTGATATTGAAACAAGTGGTTTGAATCCTAAGAAAAATCAAATCCTATCATTTGGAGCAATCATTGAAGATACAAGTAAATCTTTATCATTTGAAGATTGTCCTAAGTTCTATGCTACTGTTATTCATAGAAACATTAAAGGATCTCCTAAAGCATTATTGATGAATATGGATGTTATTAAGGATATTTCAGATTATATAGAAAATGACAGAAATGATGCGTTAAATAATGAAGTAGGTAATTATAATCCTATCTTTGTTGAAACTTTTACATTAACTTCATCTTTTATATCTTTTCTAGATTCTAATGGAATTAAAGCTGATTCTAGATTTCAGAGATATAAGATAAATGTAGCTGGAAAGAATTTTGCTGCATTTGACATGTTATTCTTAAATAATGTTCCTGGATGGTTAGGATTTATTGATATTCGTAAAAGGATATTAGACCCCGCAATTTTATATTTTGATGTGAATAATGATGATACTCTGCCTTCTTTGGATGTATGTAAGAAGAGAGCTAATATTGATGGAAATGTTTCTCATAATGCTTTATTGGATGCGTGGGATGTTATTCAAGTGCTAAGAAATAAATTAACATAGTATTAACAAAATAAGTGTTGGTTTTTTAAGAAAGATACTTATATTTGCATTGTAATTAGTCAGGTGGTGGAACAAGGGCGGCACTGATCAAGCCGATTCCTGATGGGAGACACTAAAAAACTGTAATGAGGTTTGCCAACCCTTACGTTAAATAAAAAAGGTATCAGCGCAGAAGTGCGGCAGTATTGCAGGTTCGAATCCTGTCCTGACTACAAAAAGCCCTCTGCCTAGGCCTGGGTATGGATCGAAGATAGAGATTACAAGTGTTCGATTACAAGTCGAATATTGGCGTGGACGCTCTCTGAATCGTAGGTCAGCATAGTTTGTGTGTTCTAGGGATATTACAAAAACACTCATTTTAGCAAGGTGGCGGAATGTTTAAACAACCCCGTTCCAGTAGTGAAAATAATGTGGTTAGAATCCACTACGGGGTCAATGTTTAAACTTGGTAGACGCATTAATTCATTGCGATGATTTCAATCCGAGAAAAGATTTACAGGTTCGAATCCTGTCCTTGCTACTAACAAAAAATGTATTTGGAATTCTAAAAACTTTGTTCTATATTTGTAATATAGTTAACAACAAAAACAACAAAAGTATGGAAAATATTTTTAAAATTGCAAAATATGAAGCTACTGAAACCGGCTTCAACCATATTGGTTATGACGATTATAAAATCACATATCATAAAGGTAAAAAATCACATCAAATCAGAATAGTTGTTGATGGTATTATAACAAATCGAGTTATAAATTTAATTGATGGTAATTCAGGTTATAAAAATCAAATACTATTAGCAATTAGTGATGTCAAAAATGCTAAAATCGATTTAACGCAAAAACAATCCGAAAAAAAGAAAGTAACATTACGTTACATTGAAACATTTTATAACAAACCAATTGTTAACAATGTTAAGAGCTATTTAATAGGAATTAGCAAAGAAGAAAGCAGAGACACATTAACGATACATAAATTAATATCTTAAAAAACATAGCTAGGTGGCGAAATTGGTAGACGCTATCGTTATAAAGGTAGAATGATAAATAGGTTACGCTTCATTCGTATTGGTTCGAATCCTTTCCTAGCCACGCAAAAAACATAAGATGGAGTTTCCTTGCCTTGTAAAAGGTGGGTTTTAAAAATCTAAAGACAGTCAGGTGGCGGAATTGGTAGACGCTAATTAACAGATAGAGGGAATAAAGGAATGGTTATCTCTCATACAGGTTCGAATCCTGTCCTGACTACTTTTATTAGCTTCTTGATGTCAAGAAGATGTTATTTACTAAAAAATTTAAAAATGAAAAACCTCAGAAAATTATTATTATCTTTATGGGTAACGGAGAAAGTAGTAGGTGAGTATGGATACGAAAGACATAGATTAAACCCATATAATCCTTTATCTTATTTACTTCTTGTTATTGTTTTTATTAGTGGGATTGTTTGTTTTGGTGTAGTAGGGTTTTGGAGGGAAGTTGATTTGAAAAACCCTTTTAAATACAATTAACATGAGTAAAACACTTTTATTACTAAGAGGCCTTCCAGGGTCCGGTAAGTCCACTCTAGCAAAATTATTGGGCGGTGTTCACATTGAAGCGGATCAGTATTTTATGCAAGATGGTGAATATAAATTTGATAGTTCTAAACTCAAATTAGCACACAATTATTGCCAGTCTCAAACGTCAGCTTGGATGAGTTCAGATGGAGAGCAAGTTAATGTAGACAGGATTGTGGTATCTAATACATTTACGCAAGAATGGGAAATGAAACCTTATTTTGACTTAGCTAAAACTCATGGCTATCAAGTATTCTCTATTGTTGTGGAAAATAGACATGGTAGTAAAAATGTTCATGATTGTCCGCAGGAAACCATAGAAAAGATGTTAGAAAGATTTGAATTAGCATTATAAAAACAAAATTATGAAGAGCCTATTATTTTTTGTACTATTGATATTTGGACTCATGTTCTTAGGGATGTATTGCGAATCCCAGAAAGAACCTTATGATGTTGGCATGCATTGGGACTACAGTATAATTTGCGAAAATGGTTTTATCTATAAGCAAATGAGACATGGTACAATCCCGATTCTAAACTCAGATGGTACTCCTTTAGTATGTGGAAAGAAGATATACTAAAAAAATAAAAAGTGGATATATATTTTCGATAGCCTGTACCCTTGAGAAACTCGTATTAGCCTAATCGTATGTATGTCGAAGGTAAGATAAGCAGGCATGCTCTGATATAAAGGGGTAGGAGAATAAAGAGCAAATTTTAACTTATAAATGTAAAAAATGTTTGAAAAGATGAGAGGTTCTTTTAAAGATGTAGAGGATCCTAGTAGATTGTATGAGATTAAAATGGATATCAAGCAATCAAGACATGAAATGTATGAAAAATGTTTTAGTAACCTAGCAAAGCCTATCGTTAAATTTTTTACCGATGATTGGTTTGTTTTAAAAAGATAATATGAAAAGTGTAATTATTGGAGACATTCATGGTAGGATATCATGGGAACAAATTGTTGAAAAAGAAAATGATGCAGATAGATTCATATTTGTAGGAGATTACTTTGATACACATGAAAGTATAAGAATTATAGTTCAATTACATAATTTTAAACGTTTGATTGATTTTAAGAACAATTCAAAAGCAGATGTTATTATGTTAATTGGTAATCATGACTTTCATTACATGCCTTTTGCTAATGAGACGTATTCAGGACATCAGAGAGGACATCATCATACTATTCAGTCGTTATTGATGGAACATATAAATGAGTTATCTATGTGTTATAAGATGGATAATTATTTATTTAGTCATGCGGGAGTTAGTTCTAAATGGTTAGAGTACTGGGGTAATAAGATGAAGGTAAATATGAAGGATGATATTGATGTTATTGTTAATGATTTATTTATTGGTTCTCCCCGCGCTTTTAAATTTGCCGGGTGGGATCCTTATGGAGATAGCGTTGAATCCTCCCCTATATGGATCCGGCCTAAGTCATTGCAGGAATCCAACTATGATACCTTTCGGAAAGAGTACATCCAGGTTGTAGGACACACGCAGCAAAAGAAAATTGATATTAAGGGACAAACTACAGGAGGCCGGTACTACTATATTGATACCCTAGGAATGAGCCGGGAATATCTAATTATTGAAGATGGTGAAGTCAGCGTAGGACAATTAACAGATGATTAACAAATAAAATCTAGTTGCTTCCTAAAATTGTCTTATCTTTAGGTTATAAAAATGAAATATGAAAAAAGAAAGTTTTAAAATGCTCTTGAAGTCTTATTATGATGTTTGTACTCACATGTACAATTTACATGATATTGGATTTAATTTTTTGGAGAACAAGCGTTTTCCTTTAGATGATTTGATTAATTCAATATTCAGTCAAAGCATACTGTCCCATTATAAAGATGAAGGATTAGATTGGATAACATGGTATCTTTTTGAATTTGTTAGAACCTATGATGCTAAGGAAGATGGAGATTTCATGTATCCGGATAGAGAACCTGCTGCATGGGATTCTGACAAGGCTCCTATATGTTTTAATATTGATACATTGTACGATTATGTAAATGAGCATTGTAGACTTGAAAATAATAATGATGATAGTGAAATCAAGAGTAGTCCATTGTAAGAAGGAGAAGTATAATGTATATATTGGAAGGCCTAGTAAATGGGGAAATCCTTTTACTCATTGGCCAGATGGTACAACACTTGCTAAACACGTAGTGGAAGATAGAGAAGCTGCTGTTAATGCTTACAGAGAATGGATTACAAATGGAGATGGAAAACATTTACTGAATGATTTACATGAATTAAAAGGTGGTAAGATTTTAGGATGTTGGTGTAAGCCACAGGCATGTCATGGAGATGTTTTATTAGAATTGTTAGATAAATTAACCCCGCAAAATAAATAACATGAAATTAGAATCTATATTAGAAAATTACCCGGATGAGACATTTTTGAAAGCTGATGGATTTGATGATGCTATAATTGGATTTGATGAAAATTCTTTGAGACTCATCTATTCCATGTCTAAGTGTCTTGATATTCTCATGGAAGACATGTCAGATGAAGATGCTTTAGAACATTTTTATTATAATGTTAGTGGTGCTTATGTAGGAGAACAGACTCCTATCTGGTGCAATGATCTTGATTAACTTAAATTTATTATTATGTACATTTTAATTATTTTATTCATTGTTGTAATTGGTTATATCCCCGCGATAATACTGTATTACTATATCAAATCATACATATCTTATAGAATAGGATTGTACAGTTTAGAAAAGAAGTATGGTCCAATGTCAAGCAAGGGCCAACGGTATAAATTTCCTCCCGTCTCTTTCAAAGATGTTCTAAGATGTTTTTCAAATAAGCGAGAAGATAAATATCACTACCTCGGTATTTCCTGGAATATCTTTAATGAGGATACTGATTTATATGATTACCTAGAAGATTTTATTGTATTTGTTGCGAAGAAAGCTAAACCTTGGTGGTGCCCTACATTTGTACTGAATCTTCTACATTTATTTGCTAACGATAACTCAATAGTTAGATGTAGAGATTTACACTTAGCATCTGCTTTTACGCATATCACAGGTGGATTGTTTATAAGAGACATAAAAGTAAAATACGGTACAATAAGAGTTTATGGCTCCTTTAATAAAGAAGTTGCTGACGAATTAACAAAATTAGAAAACTTAATTGATCCTCACTTAGAGGCTTATTAATATGGTTACAAAAGACAAAAAAGAATATCTTAAAAATAGATTTGCTAACTTATCGGAAGAAAAGAAGGAGGAACATAGAAAAAAAAGGTTAGCCGATTACCATTCTATGTCCGAATACGCTAGACAAAGAGAGAAAAAAAGAAGGCAGTTGTATTATATAGAAAATAAAGAAAAACTAATTGAGAAGCAAAAAGAATACTATGCGGAAAAAAGAGAAATATATGTAGAGTACGCTAGGAACAAGAGAAAAAAAGAAAGAGAATTAAAAAAATCTCTAATTAATTTGGAAATTACAAAAAATTAAGTTATCTTTGTGTCATTAAATAATAGTTTATGAAAAATGAAAATAGTGTTTGTTTTGTGTCCGCAATAAATAATATTCTAGATATTCCGGATGCTGATAATATAGAACTAGCTGTTGTAAATGGATGGTTTTGTATTGTAAAGAAAGGTTCTCACTCAATTGGAGATTTAGTTGTCTGTGCTACAACAGATGCTGTAATACCTTTAGAAATTTCAGAAAAATTAGGGGTAACGAATTATCTCCGGAGTAAAGAAAGAGTTAGGACAATTAAATTAAGAGGCGTTTATAGCGAATGCCTATTAATGCCAATTGATTTAATTCCTAAGAATAAAAGGGAATATGGGGAGGATTTAATGGACGTACTTAAAATATATAAGTATGAACCCCCAGCTAGACTTATTACCCTGGCTAGTGGAAAAAAAAGAAGGTACCATGAAAATCCCAATTTTTATATTTACTACAAATTTCCTAATTTTAAAAATGTTCCTAATATTTTTGATGAATATGATTACGTAGAAATAACAAGGAAAATACATGGAACAAATGCAAGGTATGGAATTGTTAAGAAAACTAAATTATCTCTATGGGATAAAATTAAAAAGTTCTTTGGTTTTAATTTAGGTTGGGGCGAGTATGAATTTGTAGTAGGTTCTCATAACGTAGAAAAAGGATCAGACACTCAGGGTTTTTATGATACTAATGTTTGGTATGATATTGAAAAAAAATATGACATTAAAAACAAGCTTTGGAATCTTGTTAAAAAGAACATAAGTATTAAAGGTAACGATACTTCTATAGGTAGTGGATTCATAATCTATGGAGAAATATACGGTAAAGGTATTCAAAAAAATTATGAGTACGGATTAGATGATATACAGCTTTGTATTTTTGATGTTGAATTAAACAAAAAGTATTTTAATTTAACCTCAGCTGAATTTGTAGTTAATGATTATTTAAAATTGCCATACGTTGAAGTGTTGTACAAAGGACTTTATTCAGAAGAGGTAAAAAATAAATTTGTATTCAATAATTTTATAAACAACACTAAAGTTCCTCACGAAGGTATTGTTATAAAAGCTGTCGATGGAAATAGATCAAAAGTAGCTAAAGTAATAAACCCAGATTACTTAATATACAGCGAAAAAAATAATGTCGGGGATTCACATTAATCAATCACAATTATGTCACAAAGTATGAAAAAAGTTTTTGTAAATTTATTGGTTTTGTTTTTTTTCTTATTAACAACTTCTATTGGATCTTTTATGGTTATGGTATGTTGGAATTTTTCAATTGCAGAATATTTTGAATTGAAAGATATAACCTTTCTTCAATCTTTTGGATTCTATGTCATGTTAAGAATTATCTTAGATAATCCTATAAGAATAGAGAGCTCCGAGCATTCTGATAAAGAAGAATAAAATAAACAAGTATGAGGCCTTTTTGCAAAGGTCTCATATTTATTTAAAAGATATTATGGATTATAAAAAGTTAGACTCTGTTAAATTTGGAAATCAACCAGAAGAGTATGTAAGAAAAATTGAAAAAGATAAATACGGAACTCTTGAAAAAGCAAAAGATTCAGGTATGATAGATGAATTTATAAAAAAGTTCCCTCCTCCAAAAAATTCTTCAGATACTACGAAAAAAGAACTTGAGCATCTTAAAAAAATTTCGGATAATATTACGGACAAAGAAAAAAGTATGTGCTTTTATATGGAACATCATCATTTAGATTTCTTTGTTAAAACAGCGGAAAAATTAGGGATTAAAGGTGTGGATAGAAAAAGAGTTAATTCCTGGTCTGATGAGGCTTATCCAATAGTATATTATCTTAAAGATTATTTTAACAGACCAAGACCTAATGAATTAGCTGGAGAATATAGAACTAAATTACATCCTGTAACTAGAACGGACGCAAATTCGGCTGCCTATCCTTCGGGACACACTATGGATTTCCTAGTAATGATTTATCAATTAATGAAACTAAAACCATCTTCAAAAGATTATTTTTTAGATTTATATAAGAAGATAAAAGATGTCAGAGAATTGTCCGGAGTTCATTATCCTTCGGATGGAGATGGAAGTGAAGAATTATTTAAATTAATGCTAAAATATAAAATAATATAGTTATATTTGCACAATAAACTTGACTGGTTTATTGTTCAAAATTAAGTTTACTAAAAAGTTTCAAACAATGAAAGCAGAGTTAATTGATTTTATGGGAAGCGATATTAAAATTGCAAATGTCGCTAGAGTTTCTTATGACAAAGAGGCATCAAATTATCCGGATAGTCAAAATGAAAATCTATTAGAATTCTTATGGGAAGAAGGGCACGTATCTCCCTTCAGACATGCGCAATTACAATTTAGGTTGTCATGCCCAATATATGTAGAAAGGCAGCTTAGAAAGCACGAAATTGGCGTTGAGGTGAATTTACCCATGGAGAATATGTCTGTAAATTCAATATCCGGAAGGTATGTAGATTTCTCGGATTCTTACTATGCTATTCAAACATTTAGGTCTCAGTCAAAAGATTCAAAACAAGGTAGTGGCGAAGATTTAAGTAAATTATATAATGTAATAGCAAATATTACTCAAGATGAAATAATAGAGAATGCTAAAACAGCTTATCAAAAGTTACTTGAATTAGGAACAAGTAAAGAACAGGCTAGATCAGTACTTCCATTATCCTTAGAAACAACTTTTATTTGGACTATGAGTTTTTTAGCTTTCATGCACTTAGTTAAATTAAGAATCAAAAATGATGTACAGAAAGAAACTAGAGACTTAGTTGCAGATATGTTAGAGCAAGTAAAAAACATGCCGGGTAATCCTTTTAAGAAATCTTTAGAGCTACTAGAAAGAAAGGAACAAGTGTTTATCGTAACAGACATTAAAGGAGATATTTTAGCTTCATTCACTAGTTTACGCAAATTAAAAAAAGATTTCTCTCCTAAAGGTTGGATTTATGATAAAAACTCCTTATCTTTGCAGAAGAATTTGAAAACATTATTTATTACTAAAATGGAATTAGACGAAAGTTATGAAGAGATCTAAAGGTGTTTTTTATATTGAGGGAGTTATTGGAAGTGAAGAGTATGCTTCTATTTTCAGAAAAAATTTGTACGGAAAAGAGAATTATGACAAGACCATAATTTTTGATGAAATCATGCATAAAATAAATGGAGAGCTAAGAATAGAATCTTTAGTATATCCAGGAAAAGATGCTAAGATAATTCAGGAAAATGAATTTGACAACAAAGGAATTTCAAAAATTGGACTTGTTTCAGATAAAATAGAAAATGTATATTTTTTATATCCTCCTACGGGTTGGTATGACAGTGAAGTACATTTGGATGAACAAGGAGAAATGGAACAAGTTATTTTTGATTTTAAGTATTTAGATTCGGAGGATCCGGATGATGTAGATGATTTGTTATTTTTTGATTCAAAGTACCTTCGTCTATTTATGGATACTTCTCTAAAAGTAAAAGAATGTTATAAATTCACAAACTTAAATTTATTATGTTACAATCACCAGATTTAAAAAGGGATTTACCTAAATTTATTATTGCTTCTACTTCTTACTTGGCGGAAGAAACGTTTATATTTGAAGCAGAGGACGTGAAAGGTTATCCTAAAACAGTTAAATGGGGAGGTCTTGAAGAATTAACCGGATTGGCAAAAAGGTGGGGGCATGAGAATTGGGAATCAAAAGAAGATGTAGTCAATTTATATGCCTCTGGTTCCTATGTGTGTATAAAAAAGGAGGTTCCTTATTTTGATAATGCTTATTTGTATATGTTAAAAAATGATTAAAATGAAGAGATTATTTGTTTTTATGTTATTGTTTTCTACTGTAAAAGGTTTTTCTCAGTATTTCAGTTTTAATAATCCTGTTAGAAAATCAATCGACAGTATTGTATGTGTGACCATCGAGTACAAAAAAAGAGCTCCTGCTCCTTGTAGTATAGAAATGGATACTTATGAAGTTCCTATTTATATGATTAGAGTAGGATTATACGATAGGTCTGTAAAATCGGGTCCCGAAATAATTAAAATAAAGTTAGGGATTCAGAACTATTACTATTATGCTCGTATGTATAACTCTTACAATAAAGCTGCCATAGATTTAGATAAACTAAAAAAAGCAGGTTTTTGTGATGCCTTTATTACAGCAGCTCCTTTTGATATGAGTGGATTTTCTTTTTTCCCGGAAAGAATAAATGACCCAAATAACAATATTTTTAAATAACACTAAGGCCTGCTTTTAGCGGGCCTTTTCAATTTAATCTTTATGAAAACACCTTTAGAGAATATTTTATATTGGGCAGAAACAAAGAAAAATCAGTACAGTGCTTTGTCAGAGGTCTCGAATGATCCTTCTTTCCATTTAGGTAGATTAGATGTAATGTTAGAATTAGTATCTATTATATACAAACAACTCCCAGAAGAAAAGGAAATGATTGAAAATGCTTACGAAAATGGTAAAACAGGTGAGGGTAATGGAAGCCACTACTATCTATCCCTGTTTAATCAAGATTCTTAAGTAAGTAAGTCGTTTGATATATTAGAGTAGCAATTTCGTCGCAAATGTTTCTAAGATATGTATCCTCAGGTAAATCTTTTACTTTGTTATCTACGTAGTTGGATAAAGTGCCGAAGTATTTTACAATGTCCTCATCTGTTTTTATATTATCAACACTTCCAGGTACTTTAATATCTTTGATTATACCATATTTACCTTGATAAGCTTCTGCTAATGTATCTACTAAATCTAATATTTTGTCGTAGTACTTATTGAGTGCTTTATGTTTGGCGTAAGAAGAAGTTTGTAAATGATATACTCTTGTTTGAGTGCTTGAGTGCAGTAAAAATCCAATATATTCGTTTATCATAGCTTTTTATATAAATATTGTACTTTGTTGTAAAAATTAACTTCTTAGGTAAAAATCTAATAACCTAACCAGTACTTCTTCATGGTCTACGCATCCTTCTTTATCCATAATATCTCTCATTGAATCTAGCGTAGTGTCATAATCATCTGCGTCAAAGTTTATTTTTAGCGTCTTTAATTTATGTACGACCTTAACGTCAGCATCTTTCTCTTTAAACATGGAATCTATAAACTTTCTGTTAAAACCTAGTAAGTCAATATCCATTTCGCTCTTTAGTATAATATCGAACTCTTCTTTCAGCATGTCGTAATCCCATTCTCCGGAAAGAGCTATCTTATTGTCTGCTATGATGAATGCTCTCTTTTTATCGTCTGTAAGGTGGGTAAGTTTTATAGTAGGTACCTCATTAAGATTTAAATGCTTGGCCGCCATAAATCTACCATGGCCTGCTATAATCTCATTTTCGTCGTCTATTATAATGGGGTTAACAAAGCCAAATTCTGCTATGCTACTCGCAATCTTCTCTACTTGAGCTTCGCTATGTATTCTCGAGTTATAATTAGATTCTTTTATATCATCAATGTCAACAATTTCTATATTTAATTTACCCATCATGTCTTTCATTATAGTGTTCAATCAATAATCTTATAACTTCTGCATTAGCTTTTATGTCGTTCTCATTCATTACTGTCTTGAATTTCTTCATCATGTTTGTATAATCTTCTATATTGTAAGAGAAGACAATGCTTTTTTTATTTTTTGATGGAGAAGATGGTTCTGATTTAGTGGCAGATAAGATGTCATCATCATTTTGGAAAGATTCATTTAGCATTTCAAAATCTTCATAATCAAATCCCATGGCCATTGCATCTATGTCAACAGAATTGAGATACTCTAATTCATCGCTTAACTTTGTATAGTCCCATTCTCCTAATTCAGTTAGCTTATTATCTGCTATGGAATAAGCTCTTATTTGATCATCAGTTAAATTCTCAATACGGATTGCAGGAATAGAATCTATATGTAATGCTTTTGCTGCCAGGAATCGAGCATGTCCAGCAATAATCATGTTTTTCTTATCAATGAGGATAGGAATGTTAAATCCGAACTCTGTGATGCTCTTCATTAACTTTGCTATCTGTTCATCCGGATGTATCTTACTGTTTCTTGGATTCTCTGATAATTTATTTATGTCTATGTATGTAATATTATTCTTCATCTTTTAATGTTTGGGCTCTCCGTTGTCTATATATCTCTTTATCTTTTCTTTCTTCATATTTTTTTAAAGCTCTTATGTTTCCACTTTTAGCTTCTTCAAATAGTTTCATATCTATGACGTAATCTGCTTTGTCTATTCCTTTCTTGTATGCTCTATATACTTCACTGTTCTTATTGTAAAATTCATCTGTAAATGATTTCATATCAGATGTAGGAATATCTAATACATTCATTATTTTTTCTAATGAGTATCCTAAGGTTCCTACGCCTACTATTCTTCTTAGAAAGTCTTCATCATTATAATTCATGTTTCTGGGTTTATGGATTGGTTTCTTAAATCTTTATTCTTTACTCTTTCTTTATATGCTTTTTTCATTTTCATTGATTCATTTTTAGATTCTTCCCACTCTGCTCCTAGTATCTGATGCATCCATTTCCAATAATCCCCGCCCTTTTTTTTAACTAACCATTTTTCATACTCCGGTCTCCTCAATACATCTTCTTTCCTACATTCCTTGATAAAAACATCATAAATGAATGCTTCATCTTTTTTCATCTTCTCATGTCTTCCGAATGGGAAATAATAATACATGGCATCAATTAGAAAATATATTCTATCTGCGGAAGAGATGTCATTAAATGTTTTAGAATCTACGACAAATGCAAACAATCCTTTAATAGCATTTAGATGTAATTTATCCCTGCGGCGAATTAACCGGTCACTATAATTCGCTCCTTCCTCTGCTATAATCTGCAAGTATTTATGAAAGTTATCTAAATCTTTTCGTAAATATCTTCTCAAATAATCGGTAATGATAATACCACTCATGTAAAACTATTTTTTAAATCCTCTGAAAAAACTTAGTGTAGCATCTTTTAATTTATGTAATATAGATTTCTCTGCTTGTTTTGCTTTTTTAATTGCCTCTACTATCTGTGACACATTTTCGGTAACTATTACTTGTTCTCCCTTAGAAGTAGTTACCTTGATTTTATACACATGCTCCGGAGGGAATGTAGTTCTAAAACCCGATGCATCCTCTCTTGTCTTATTTACAGGGGGTGCTTTCTTTTGCTTTTTAACTTCTTGATTCGTCTTTATTTCTTTTTTCGAATCTATTTCTGTTTTTCTAGGTCTGCCCATAATTAAAGCGTTTTATTATAAATAGTGTTATTTTGCTATAAATTTACTTTTTTATATAATTACACATTAATAACGATTATTTGTTATCGGTTTTATGTTGTAATATAATTCTAAGTCCTTCTCTGCTAAACATTTAATTAATCTTTTTGATCCTTCACTATGATTTAATTTATGAGAATCTGATGTATTTAATCTCTTTAGTTCTGTAAACGGAATATTTAATTTGTTGCATACATCTTTGAAATCATCATCTAAAAATTCTGTACGTCCTATGAAATTAATGGGCTTATCTATCCATGATATTTGAGTCACATGATTATCCATTATTTTATCGTATATAGAAGGATAGAACCAAAAATCATTTAGTAATTGGATTATCATGATGTGCTTCTCATGTAATGTTCCATTGACAGGTTCCGGTAAGGTGTTATAATCTGTCAAAAATAAATCTAAACTTTTTTTAGCTAATTCACTACCTTCATCCCAAGAATAATTTAAGAGATCTGAGTAATATGATTTGTACCATTGATAAGGTTCGCGTATGAAGGTAAATTTATAATAAGAGTTCCATATTGTATGACCATGTTTTTCTATCAACTGTGAACATGTTTCGTGTCCATACGGAGGTTTGTCATCTGATGAAATACAATCCGGGTCAACTTCCTTCAAATAGGTCTCTACGCTAGTTGAACCAGTCTTGGGGATTCTTATGAAGATACATTTATATTTATGAGATATAATCATGATATACAAGTCTATAAACAATTATTTAACGTAAAAATGATAAAATAGTTGCGTAAGTCAATTGTTTTTACTATATTCGCACTTATTATTTATTTTAAAACATGAACATACTATGGAGACTATTTTTAGACTGAGATTTAGAGCGGAAAAAAGTTTTGCGGAATTAAAGAAAGGTGAAATCATTGAAGTATTTGAAAACATATTTGATACCGATAATAAGGATTTAGGATATGTCTATGCTGGAACTCCTCGAGGATTTTCTCTTGAGTCCTGTGATGCGTGGACGGGGTTTAGAGACTCCCTGGGGAATCGAATCTATGAAAATGATAACATACTTAGTAGATACCTTGGAGTTGATTACAAGCTATATATGAAGCTCGAGAGGGTAAGATGGAATCCGGTTACTCTGCAATTTTTCTGCGGGGACTATCCATTATACAGATATCAAGAACTCAAAAGATTAAACATTATTAGTAACATAACAAAAGATAAACTTAAGGAGATACAAAAAATCATAGGACATAATTTCTCGAATGAAGATTTAACTCACTTGATATGCCCTTTTGAAGTCATGGGAAATATTTATGACCTATCAAAAGAAGTAGATGGTAAAGAAGATAATTTCTACCTACCACCAAGTAAAAAAATAAGAAATCCAAAAAAATCAGAAACGTATGACCCAGTTAATTAAATGCTTCTTATCATATCAATCATTTCATCCTGCGGGAAAATATCCCATTTACCGGACATGATAACGTTTGTATGAGAGAATACACCTTTTACAAGACCTTTTTTCACATCATCTTTATAGTCTAAAGCTACGAATGGGTCTTGTGAATTAAAATAAGTGTATAGTCCTCCTTTTAAGTCGATAGAGTGATCATTAGATATTTTTATAAGCAATTTTTTCAATGCAGATATTTGATTGTCAGAATACCTATGAAAATGTCTAAATCCTCTAAAGTCTTTTTTTAGCGTTACTACTTGGCTAGGGTGAACTTCTCTTTTTGTGTAGGTGTAGAATTTAGTACCTTCCTTTGTTAAATATCCGAAGTTGCAAAGTTCTATGCCTACAGACCTAGAGTGCATGTAAGTAGCTCCGATTCCTAAATGATATGCGTAGTATTCTTTTGGGAAGGCCTCTACAATTACTCCATCGTACTTATGGGAAACATTTGTAACATTCTGACCTCCGATAACATATTGGGTTCCTACTCTGCCTCGAGTATCAGTAGCCCATCCATGAATAACATTATACGGATTATCCCAACCTGCTGTGTGATGTAAGAATATATACTCTTTTTTTGTTTCTGTTTTTATGTATTCTTTATCCGGCATGTGTCTCCGGTCAATAACTAAATCTCCAGACACCTCTACTCTACTTAAAAAATCAGTTGTAAGCTCTCCTTCAAAAATAAGATTGACTGTATAATCATCTAATTTTCCGTCGGGATAAACTTCATTACTTCTTTGAACATTCTTTACCGCAGCTTCTGTTAACGGATCATATTGCCCAGTTTTATTAAATCCAAAAAACTCTTGAATTCTTTTTATTAAATCCATGTCTTGCATTTTATCACATTGTTTAAATCCAAAAAAATATATAAAACATCTTATTTCTTTCCTATCGACATGGCAGCTCCTACTAATCTACCAATGCCTCCAACTTTTCCACTCTTAGGCTTTCTACTGTAATATGCCTCATCTGTCTTTTTAAATGCATTAGAATCCTTTTCTAATTCATTTGACATGTATTGACATAGGGTTGTCATGTAATCGTGAGCTTTTGTTATTTTAGATTCAACCCATTCTGGTAAATCATCTCTTTCATTTATCATCTTGTGAATCTCTAAAGCATATTTCATAATGTCTTTAGCTTGATTTTTTGCCATCTTACCTTCTTCTGCATTTTCTGCATCATTAGGTTTTACATTAGGCATTACATTTTCTTTTTTCATGTTTAATAATTCTCTTAGTTCATCAATATCTTCCTTTGTCAATTTTGAATATTTGTCCACTTCTTTATCTGACATGTCTTTAGCTGCATCTTCTACATTTTTTCCTACTTCCGCTGCTGACATTTTCTTATCTTTATAGGCTTTTACTATCTGAAAGAATTTTTGTTGTTTTTCTGTTTTTGAAGGCATTTTGTTTTGTTTTATTATTTTTTATCCTAAACATATACTTATTACTGATTTTGTATATTCTTCGGTGCAAGATGAATAGACACCACTAAAACCCCCAAACGCAAGTCCTGCATTTTGCGTTCCTGCTCCCGCTAAATTATTTCTTGCCGTAATTAATGCCCCTCCTGATGACCATGATGTGCCATTGTATTCTTCTGTAGAAGAGGTTCTTGGAAAACCACCTGTTGCAAGACCTTCATTTTGAGTACCTGCTCCTGCTAATACTCTTCTTGCATTTATCAATGCCCCACCTGTTGACCAAGATGTACCGTTATACTCCTCTGTACAAGATAAATTTTCATTTGAAAAACCCCCAAACGCAAGTCCTGCATTTTGTGTTCCTGCTCCTGCTAAACAACCTCTCCCCACTATCAATCCCCCTCCTGCTGACCAAGATGTGCCATTGTATTCTTCTGTATTACTTAGACAGCCACCTCCTCCCGCCACAAGTCCTGCATTTTGCGTTCCTGCTCCTGCAAGTAGGCCATATCGTGCTGTAGCTAATGCACCACCTGTTGACCAAGATGTACCGTTATACTCCTCTGTACAAGATAAATTTGCATTTGAAAAACCCCCAAACGCAAGTCCTTCATTTTGTGTTCCTGCTCCTGCTACAAATCTTCTTGCCACTATCAATCCCCCTCCTGCTGACCAAGATGTGCCATTGTATTCTTCGGTAGAGGATACATCAGTACCTGTAGTACCTCCTACTGCAAGTCCTGCATTTTGTGTTCCTGCTCCTGCTAAAGAAAATCGTGCCGTTATCATTGCCCCCCCACTCGACCAAGTACCTGCTCCATAAGTAGGTATACAAGATTTACCATACAACTCAGTAATACCATCAGGAGATGTTAAATTTGCACAAGCGGAATAACTTCTAAGACTTACATTTGAACATGCGTTTCCTAATTCAGCTGCTAATTGTGAAAATGATATTTGTCCGCTACTTGGTAAAGGCATGTTATTTTTCTTTTAGTATTTTTATTTCACTACTTAACTCATTAATCTGTTGTTGTTGTTCTTTTATCGCTTCTATTAATAAGGGGATTAGTTTATCGTATTGTACTGTTAAATAATCTTTACCCGATATACTATCTGTTCCTTTTATTGGGTCTCTATCAAATGGAGCATATTTTACTGCTTCGGGTAATACTTCTTGTACTTCTTGAGCTATAACCCCAACATCTGATTCATTTGGATTAAAACCCCATTTATTACATTCAACTAAATCCCAATTATAATTTACACCATTTATACTTAATACTTTACTTAAAGCATTTGGAATATTTTTTATATTATTTTTTAATCTTTTGTCAGAAGCATAAGCAATTACGTCGCCATAATTTTGTAAGGTAGCATTTGCATCCCAATATGCTCTCCATGAATTATTATTAACATAAAATCCAGTTGCTCCTACATTTACCATTAATGTTATGTAAGGGTCACTAAAGTTAATACCGGCATAAGTATTTGTAGTTCCAGATATAGAAATAGATCCATAAGATCCCTGTGTAATACCACTCGGTGAAATTCTACCATTTGGTCCTACTGCTCCTTGCGGACCTGTACCTCCTGATGGTCCGGGAGGGCCAGGAGGACCGGGAGGGCCTGATGGACCAGCAGAGCCTATTGTACCTTGTACTCCTGTTGGGCCTTGATTACCCTGTGGTCCTTGTCTGCCTTGAAAACCTTGTGTGCCAACTGTACCTTGTATTCCGGTAGGTCCTTGATTACCTTGGTTTCCGTTTGTTCCTGCTGTACCTTGTATTCCGGTAGGTCCTTGATTACCTTGAGGTCCTTGATTGCCTTGGTTTCCATTGGTACCTACTGTGCCTTGAATACCTGTTGGTCCTTGGTTTCCCTGTGGGCCTTGATTGCCTTGGAAACCTTGAGCTCCGTTTGTACCTTGTATTCCGGTAGGTCCTTGATTACCTTGAGGTCCTTGGTTACCTTGTAAACCTTGAGTTCCTACTGTTCCGTTAGTTCCTTGAATACCTTGGTTTCCCTGTGGTCCTTGATTGCCTTGGAAACCTTGTGTTCCTTGTGTTCCTTGTGTACCCTGTGTTCCTTGTGTACCCTGTGTTCCTTGAGCTCCTGTTAAAGATAGGTTACTTCTATATACTAAACCACCACTACCATCTACCAATACTATATTTGTCTCCGATGTTCCTAGTGGTATAGTAGGTAATTTAATGCTTCCTGTGAATGAGCCTGATAATGTTGTTGCTCTTAATTGTCCTTGTACTGCTATGCTACCTGTTACTACTAATTTTGAGGTAGGATTTGTAGTTCCTATTCCTATGTTACCTTGTGGGTTTATATATAAATAGTTATCATTTATTCGTAAAGGACTTCGAGATAAACTTGAAGATATTAGTAAAGACCCTGATAATTGGATTTTATCTATTCTCATTAAATGTAGAGTTTATTAATTATAAATAGACATTTTATTTTGTTTATATTGTACATGTGTTTTTTTATGTTGGTTCTTCTCCGCAAAATTTTATAAGCAGCAATCAACTATTTGAAGTAGTTTATTATATTCTTCTGTGAAAGAACGAGCAACTCCACCGCCTGTACCTCCTGCTGCAAGTCCTGCATTTTGTGTACCTGCTCCTGCAAGTGGGCCGTATCTTGAATTTGACATTGCTCCACCTGCTGACCAAGATATACCGTTGTACTCTTCAGTACAAGTTTCCTTTGTATATGATGCAAAAGCAATACCTTCGTTTTGTGTTCCTGCTGCTGCTAAATAAAATTTTGAAACTGTCATTGCACTCTCTGCTGACCATGCAATGCCATTGTATTCTTCTGTGCAAGTAAGGGCAGTCCCCGCACCTGTGTCACCTCCCATAGCAAGACCTGCATTCTGTGTTCCCGCTCCTGCGAAACGATATCTTGCTGTTATTAATGCACCACCTGCTGACCAAGATGTGCCATTATATTCTTCTGTGCATGAGACAATTGTATTTGAAGAACCCCCTGCTGCAAATGCTTCATTTTGTGTTCCTGTACCTGCTAAATATCCTCTTGCTGTTATCAATGAACCACCTGCTGACCAAGATGTGCCATTGTATTCTTCTGTGCATGAAACATTTGCACCATTATTTCCTCCTGCTACAAGTCCTACATTTTGTGTTCCTGCTCCTATTAAAACATGTCTTGCAGTAGACAATGCACCTCCTGCTGACCAAGATGTGCCATTGTATTCTTCTGTGCATGATACATTAGCTCCAGCATAACCTCCTGCTATAAATACTTCATTTTGTGTCCCTGCTCCTGCTAAATAACCTCTTGCAGTTATCAATGCACCACCTGCTGACCAAGAACCAATACCTCCAAACCCATAGTAAGATACCATAGGTTTTCTATTCACAGAATCAAACCACATACACATTCCTGTTTCAAGTATCTCAGGTCTATTTGGATATTGTGCTGTATTGTAAGATGAGTCTAAACTACGGTCAACGATTTCGGTTGGTGCGTTGTATTCTTCTGTACATGCTGTGCCTCCAATCCCTCCTGCTACAAGTCCTGCATTTTGCGTACCTGCTCCCGCAAAATAACCTCTTGCTGTTATCAATGCACCTCCTGCTGACCAAGATGTGCCATTGTATTCTTCGGTGCAGGATACAGTTGGGTATCCTCCTGATGCGAGTCCAGCATTTTGTGTTCCCGCTCCTGCTAAAGCATACCTTGCTGTTATTAGTGTACCTCCTGCTGACCATGATGTACCATCATATTCTTCTGTACAAGACACACCTCCTCCTGAAAAATAACCTCCTGCAACAAGACCTGCATTTTGTGAACCTGCACCTGCTAATATTTGTCTTGCTGTTATCAATGCACCACCTGCTGACCATAATGAACCATTGTATTCTTCTGTACAAGACACACCTCCTCCTGAAAAATAACCTCCTGTTGCAAGACCTGCATTCTGTGTTCCTGCTCCTGCTGAACCATATCTTGGTGTTATTAATGCACCACCTACTGACCAAGATGTGCCATTATATTCTTCGGTGCAGGCTACTACTTCATTTGTATAGCCTCCTGTTACAAGTCCTGCATTTTGTGTCCCTAAACCTGCTAAATAACGTCTTGCTGTTATCAATACACCACCTGCTGACCAAGATGTGCCATTATATTCTTCGGTGCAGGCTACGTTTGCATTTATATAACCTCCTGCTACAAGTCCCGCATTTTGTGTTCCTGCTCCTGCTAAACCGAATCTTGCCGTTATCAATGCCCCTCCCGCTGACCAAGAACCCACTAATGATGTGTTAATGCAATAAGAAACCATTGGCATCTTACTTGTGGTGTCAAACCATAAACACATTTGGTCTGCGTTTATGGGAGATGGTCTTGATTCAGTGGATGCTATATTTGCTCCTTGACTTCCTTGTGTACCTACTGTTCCTTGAATACCTTGAAATCCTTGAGTGCCTTGAGCTCCTGTAGTGCCTTGTAAACCCGTTGTTCCTTGATTGCCTTGGAAACCTTGTGTACCTACAGTGCCGTTAGTTCCTTGTGTTCCTACTGTTCCTTGAATACCTTGGTTACCTTGAGAACCTTGATTGCCTTGAAAACCTTGTGTACCTACAGTGCCGTTAGTTCCTTGTACTCCTGTTGCACCTTGACTACCTTGAGCACCCGTTAAAGATAGGTTGCTTCTATATACTAGACCTCCACTACCATTAACCAATACTATATTTGTTTCGGAAGTACCAAGTGGAATAGTAGGTAATTTTATACTACCTGTGAATGAACCCGAATATGAACCTATTACTTTTTGCGTTGGGTTACTGACATTTGTAAAAGATATTGACCCGTTGTTGTCAGAGGATATCTTAGTCTGTCCTAATATGATTGATGCACTTGCTGTGACAAATAACGAACCTGATAATTCTATTTGGTCTATTCTCATTACTTACATGTTATTACTTATAAATATGCAGTAACAAAGTTAAATGTCATATTTCTCCATGTATATTTTAGTGTCATTATCTAGGATGCTATTAAATATTTGTAGAGATATTGTTTGTGAGAATGGATATGCATGTATATTTTTGAATGTATAGACTTTTCCTCCATTTCTTAATACATGTTTTGTTATGTAGTCATCTCCGAACCATATTTTTAATTCATTTGGGATGTCTGTCCATGTATCTTTATGTAATATGAAGAAGCATCCCCACCCGGTTCCTCTTCCTTCATTGTCTGTTAAGTATATTTTATTTGATGTTGGTTCTTCTATGTAGCATGATGTTGATATTCCATATATGCTATTTAATATGTCTTTATTATCTTGATGTGTTTTTAATATGTTTTTTAATGTTTTTTTAGATGTTATGTGGAAGTCATCATTTACTATCATTAAGTGTTCCCCGCTGGATTTTGATACGCCTAAGTTCCATGATGGGTTTACATATATATTTTCTTGTTGTGGATAGTATTTTATTTTATAGCTTATGTTTAATATGTTTTGTTTTATTGTTTGTTTAAATGTTATGTCATTGTCTATTAATATGATTTCTTTTATTTGAGGTTCCCCGCAGAAAATTCGCAGGGTATTATAAAATTCCTCTAAGTTACATCTCCATAATGTAGGAATGATTACACTATAAGTCATTGAATATATAATTTACATAGTTTTCATCTTCTCCAAATCTACTTTCTACATTTAAAGGATTGTTTTCATTTTCTTTATATGCATAATCAATCACTCCTAATTCTTTAAATCTTTCATTTATTGCATCATTATAAAAATACATGATTGATCTGACTCTTCTCTGGATATCTGCTCTTGATAAGTCATGTGTATTTCTTCCATTTGAATTATTATAGATGTATTGAAGATATCCTAATTTTGGTATTTTTACAAACTTAGTCTTTAGAAATGTTCTGACGATTAATTCATAGTCATCTGCGATGGATAGATTTCTATTGTGTCCTCCCACCGAAAAATAAACATCTCTTCTCCATACTCTAACATGGTTTGGTACGCCTACTATGTGTCTAATTGTTTTTGGATTGATGTTCGGAGAATCTACAACATCCCAAGTATTCCTATAATGATTCTCTTTTCGATACTTACCATAACCAAAACAAAACCCATCCGGATAAGTCATAGAGTTGTGAAATTCATCTAGTTCTACGCTATCGGTATATATGAATCCTGCATCTGGAAACTTATTAGCTGCCTCTATTATGTACTTTGCGCAATCTGGCATAAGATAATCGTCATGATCTAACTCTGCTAACCATCTGCCTTTAGTAAGTGTTGCTGCTCTGTATTTAGATTCGCCTATAATACCACCTGATTTTTCTCTAAAGTCATATACCTTAACTCGATGGTCTTGTGATGCTATTTCCAAGGCAATCTTTAAAGTTTTACCTCCGTCAGAAGAGTCATTAACTATAACCCATTCCCAGTTCGGAAATGTCTGATTCTTTACTGAGTCATAAGTTGTCCAAAGTTTTTCTTTCGTGTTGTAAATTGGTGTAAAGAAAGAAACCACCGCATCGTAGTCAGACCTAAGTATGCTATTCATCGCGCAATTATATGCTATCTCTCCTACATTATAAGATATCCCTGTTTCTTTATCGTGGTGAGGATTTAAGTTAATCCATCTATTTCTAACATAGGATGGCTGGTTGCATAGGTTCTTATATTCTTTATAATAATCATCTGAAATGCTTATGATAGAATCAGGATTAAAATCAGCTATATCTTTACTTATGTTTTGATCGTTCTCAATATATTTTACATTTAGAGAATCGTCTTCATAATCTGCATACTTTACACTTTTTAATTCTGGTTTATCTGGTCCCAAATATAAAACTTTAGGAACTCTAGCTTTTGATTCTACCGCTAAAGCATTATAATAACACAGTGGTTTTTCTATGAAACCAAATTTATCAGAATGTTCGTCATATAATTTTTCTATAAATTTACCATCAGCATCATATCCGGGTTCATATTTTAATTTTTGATGTAAAGAGGTATGTATGATATATTGTGCTGAATCAATATGTTTTAACTTCATGTGCTCCGGGCCGACTTTCCTTATGTCTAGTCCGGTGAAATCTCTACCATTTACTTCTTGTTCGTAAACATAAGCCAACTTGCTATTATTCTTTATTTCATCACTAAGGACATCAAAATAATTAGGATAGCATATATTGTCGTCATCCATAATTACAACCCATCCTCCATCAAGATTACTAACAAGTTCACTTATTTGAGGATATAGATAATCGGTACCATCACTTTCTAAAAAATGTAAAATGGCATCTCTCTTATATAATTCCTGAAGTAATTTAGAATCAATATCAATCAAAGACGAGGTGTCAAATAACACATGCCAATTTACAAAATGATTGCTAGTTGAAGTATAATTAAAACTATCATATATCTGTAAAAGATTTTGAGGTCTTGTACATCTTGTTATAACCTGGAATCTAGTCTTCATATATCAAAAAAGAATAAATGGAAAAATCTACTATTTTCTTTAGTGTCACCGAAGTAGTTTACAGCAGCATGAATATTTTTAGCATCAAACAAAACTAATCTATTATATACGTTAGCTATATTATCAACTAGTTCAAAAGATGTCTTATCATAAAAATTTAATTCGCTACTTCTTCCCTTAAATGCTTTCTCGTAATCTTTACCACTAGCTTCATCAAACTTTGTCTTTTTTGTGTGAATGCTTTTGTATGTTGCGGTTCCACTCTGTAAAGGTGCATCCGGCGTTAAGTAAACCATGGCGGCATACTTTTGAGAATCTACATGATATACAATAGGATCTGTCGAAGTACAATATTGAAATCTCCCATTGGCATATTCCGGATGGTTCCAATTATAGATAGGTCTCCCTAATATCTCCTCAAATCTTTCTAGTGTTCCATTTAGTATAAAAGAGGTATCACTTCTTCTGCCTCTGTGGTAATCAGATTCGGAATATTTTAGATTATGAATAGCATAGTCTCTCACTAAGTCTGGTTGCATGTAAAAATTATCTACAACAACAATATCTTTAGAAGCGTGAGGATTAAAACCGGAATTAAAGACATGCCAGGAATCTAAGGTGCCGATATTTGAAACCTGCACTTCGTTATCCAAAATAATATCTATAGGAGCATTTACATTAGAGGGTTTAACCATGAAAGTCCAACCCACCAGATCATTAGGTAAATCAGGATATACCTCTTTGACATCTTTTCTAGGGTACAATCCATTTTGGAGATTCGCATATTCTACGTCTCCAATAATTACTTTTTTAACACTTCCTTCTGTACTAAAAATCCAACCGCTTACTTCATATAAGTCGTTGCTAATTAATCTCATACTGTCTATATGCCAAAAAACATTCTCAAAATTACTTTTATGTGTCATATCCTTATAATTTACTTTCGTATTCCTGTTCGTGTCTTTCTAAATCCGTGAAGTTTTTAGAATGGTCACATACTTCACAGAACTTTTTTGCGGGGAAGAAGTATCCATATTTACATCCTGCTTTACCAACATCTAAATACTTTTTACATGTCATATCTTCCTCAATTAATTTATCATACTCTTTATAATAATGCCATGCTTCACAATGTACCATGTTCCCAAATGCTAGATAACATGATTCTATTTCATATCCTTTTGACTCTGCTTGTATCTCAGCTTGTCCCCACATGGATAAACCTTTAATTTCATTAGGTAATCCATTTTCATCATAGAATTCATTTAATGGTAATATGTTCTTATCATAAAAGTCATTGTTTCTTCTTATGTATGGATTGTTGGTATATTCTTTCTTATGTAAATGGAGATATGTATTTTTTAACTTCCCCACACTTTTTATATTATCTTCTCGTATCCAATACCCATATCCATACTGCCTATCATCCAAATCACTAATGTATCTCCTTAGTAACACTTGACTGATGTTTTTGTTTTCGTCTAAGTAATTAAGGCAATCTCTTAACCAATCATTATGACCAGAAATTTCGCCGGGCAAACAAATCCAATCTCCTTCTAAAAATAAAACATACTCATAATCTCTAACCAATGAATTCAAATAATTAATACCAACACCTACTCCCATGTTATCAGGAGATGAGGAATAGTAAAAGTTAATCTTATCCCAATATTTACTAGCCATCTCTTTAATGACAACATCCATTAAATCATATTGACCATTACAATGAATGTACCAATCAAACATGCCGTCAAATTCTGTATTATCTATAAAACTTTCTATAGTCTTTCTTAAATAAACATCTCTATCTTCATATCTATGAGTCAATGTAGCTATGCAAAATTTCATTTATATCTTATTTATTACATCATTTATATCAAACATTTCCTCTAAGGTACTGTACGGACATTCATGCACATTGTAATCAAACTGAAAGTCAAATAGGTAAGAGCCAATTAAATGATTCTTATTATTAATCTGCTTCGCCACAATATTCGTATGCATATCGTAACCAAAAACTTGCGGAGATGTCCCAATCCAAAATACAACAGATGGTAAATTAATGGCTACCGCTGCATGTTGCAAAGATGAATCAATTAAAAATCTCTTAGATGATACAGTTAACATGCTAAATAATTCCATGTTAGATAATTTAGTATCAATTCTTTCTACATTATTTAAAACATATCCTCCTTGCCTTGATACATGAAATATATGAAATGAATCTTTATATTTATCTACAATTAACTGTGCTATATCTTGTGGCATATCTCTACACCATGAATATACATTTTTTGATTCTAACTCTCCACCTGATGTTTGTAATACTACGACAGGCTTATCTCTAAACCATTTCTTCGCATTTATCTTCTCTGAGTAGTTGGGGTATAATTGAGGGGTTTGATTGCTGTATTCTATTCCAAGTAAGTCACACCAATTATTAATTAAATGCTTATGCTTTAAAATATGTCCTGTTTGATTGTAAGGTTCATGCCTAAAAACAAGGGTATCCTTATTCTCTATAAAATCCTCGTAAAAGTAGGGGCAATTACCTAACGGATATACCCTATCAACATAAGGATTGTTTAGGAAAACTTCGGGATATGACACAACCATTATAAGTTGTCTGTCACTATATACTTCTTTTATTGTCTTTGGTAATCCTGTTGCTGCCACATTTTTTCCTAAACCTCCTTGAATGTGCCAAATAACGTATTTATTCATATTAAAACTATTTTTTGTTATATGTAAATTATAAGATACAATTTACTATTGTGTATGATGATTTTAGGTATTCTTCTGTGCAAGAAATTATATAACCTCCCATTACAAGTCCTGCCCCTTGTGTACCTGCTCCTGCTAAAGTATGCCTTGCTGTTATTAAAGCACCTCCTGTTGTCCACGATGTTCCATTATACTCTTCTGTACAAGACACACATACATTTGTATAACCTCCTGCAACAAAGGCTTCATTTTGTGTTCCTGCTCCTGATGAATAACATCGTGCAATTATCATTACACCTCCTGTTGACCAAGATGTGCCATTATATTCTTCGGTACATGAAACATTTACATTCGTAAAACCTCCTGCTGCAAGTCCTACATTCTGAAATCCTGCTGACATTGATGGGCGTCTGCCTACTATCATTACACCTCCTGTTGACCAAGATGTGCCATTATATTCTTCGGTACATGAAACAGTTACATTCGTAAAACCGCCTGTTACAAGTCCTGAATTCTGCTCACCTGCACCTCTTAATCCCCATCTTGCTGTTATTAAAGCACCTCCTGTTGTCCACGATGTTCCATTATACTCTTCTGTACAAGACAAAGATACATTTGTATAACCTCCTATAGCAAGTCCTTCATTTTGTGTTCCTGCTCCTGCTAAATCATATCTACCTGTTATAATTGCACCACCTGCTGACCAAGACGTACCATTATATTCTTCTGTATTTGCTACACTTGCATTTGTATACCCTCCAACCACAAGTCCTGCATTTTGTGTTCCTGCTCCTGCTAAATAAAATCTTGCTGTTATCAGCGCACCTCCTGCTGACCAAGCTCCTGCACCACTCCTTGCACAATAAGATGCCATTGGTTTTTGAGTAGTTGTATCAAACCATAAACAAACAGTATTTACACATATTGTTGCAGGTCTATTTGCAACTCCAACAACTTCACTACTCTGTAATTTTGCCATATTGTATATTCTATTTAATACAGTCTATTATTGCTAATGGTTTATTGTATTCTTCGGTGCAAGATGTAACAGCTCCTGTCCATCCACCTGCTAAAAATGCAGCTCCCTGAGAACCTCCACTTGCAGGTATATGTGTCCTTACCGTTATTAAAACACCACCTACTGACCAACTTGTACCATTATATTCTTCTGTACAACTTGATGCTGCGGGTATTTCACCTGCCATAACTAATGCTTCATTCTGCGTACCTGCTCCTGCTAAATTTGACCTTGCTACTATTACTGCACCTCCCGCTGACCAAGATGTACCATTATATTCCTCCGTACAAGATACATTCACATTTGTAAAACCTCCCATAGCTAATCCTACATTTTGCGTTCCTGCTCCTGCTAAAACATATCTTGCTGTTATCAATGCTCCTCCTGCTGACCAAGATGTCCCATTATATTCCTCTGTATTAGATACACCAACACTTGTAAGACCTCCTGCGGCAAAGGCTTCATTTTGTACACCTCCACTTGCAGATGCCCTTCTTGCAGTTATCAACGCACCCCCTACTGACCAAGATGTGCCATTGTATTCTTCGGTACAAGCTAAATTAATACTTCCGTTATAACCACCAATTACAAGACCTATATTTTGTGTACCAACACTTTCATGTGCATAGTTAGCTACTATCAATGCACCCCCTGCTGACCAAGATGTACCATTGTATTCTTCTGTACATGATACCACTACAGTTGTAAAACCTCCTGCTGCAAGTCCTTCGTTTTGTGACCCTGCACCTGCTAAATATCTTCGTGCCGTTATCAAAGCACCCCCTGCTGACCAGACACCTGCACCACTATACCCACAATATGAATAAACTATTTTAGTATTAGTCGTATCAAACCAAATACAAACACTATTGGAACATATTGTTGCAGGTCTATTTGCAACACCTACTATCTCTGTGCTTTGTAATTTTGCCATATTATTGTATTGAATCTACTACTACTGATGTTAATGGTTTATTATATTCTTCTGTACATGAAACTATCGAAGGGCCGTTTACTCCACCCATAGCAAGTCCTTCATTCTGTGTTCCTGCTCCTGCTAATCTATCTCTTGCTGTTATTAACGGAACTCCTGCTGACCAAGATGTGCCATTGTATTCTTCTGTGCATGATACAAGGGAAGCTGTAGTTCCCCCAAAGGCAAGTCCTACATTTTGTGTTCCTGCTCCTGCTAATGATTTTCTTGCAGTTATTAAAGCACCTCCTGCTGACCAAGATGTGCCGTTGTATTCTTCTGTACAAGATACTCTAATAAAACCTACTGCGTACCCTCCTATAGCAAGTCCTTCATTTTGTGTTCCTGCCCCTGCTAATGAATTTCTACCTGTTATAAGTGCACCACCTGCTGCCCAAGATGTGCCATTGTATTCTTCTGTACACACTGAAGCAGTATCGGGGTAACCTCCGAATCCAAGTCCTACATTTTGCGTTCCTGCTCCTGCTAATAATTGCCTACTTCTTATTAAAGCACCACCTGCTGCCCAACTTGTGCCATTATATTCTTCTGTACACATACCAAATGGATTCCCACCAAAAGCAAGTCCTGCATTCTGTGTACCTGCACTACCCAAAGGGTATCTTCCTATTGCCAAAGTACCACCTACTGACCAAGATGTACCATTGTATTCTTCTGTGCAATTAGTTCCTCCATAACCCGCAAATGCAAGTCCTTCGTTTTGTGACCCTGCACCTGCTAAACTTAGTCTTGCAGTTATCATTGCACCACCTGCTGACCAAGATGTACCAAGAACATACGAAATAACCGTTTTTAAATTAGTTGTGTCAAACCAAATGCACATTGTATTTGAACATATTGTTGCAGGTCTATTTGCAACACCTACTATCTCTGTACTCTGTAATTTTGCCATATTATTTTATTATAAATATCCTCTCCCAACTTTATTTATACCCAAAGAAATCATAATACCATTTATAATTCTCTTTAATCAAATCTACGGTATGTAATCCTAATATCTCTTTTGAATCATTTGGCAACATTTGTAAATATGGTCTTATCACATGGTCTCCATATATTCCATGTATTGCATCATTTTCGGTGGTGACTTGACTTATATGTTGGAAATCATGTTTAAATTCATCTAACTCTAAATATTGATAGATGCTTTTCATTACATTATCAGGATTACTACACAAATCTTCATATCTAATAAATAAAAAGTTGGAAGCTGTACCATCCAACAAAGTCTGATACAATTTTTCTAATGAATAACCTACAGGATGTGATTGAGCCCATAATTCAACTCTCTTATGTGTTGTAGTTCCTTTCATCTTTACATTATCCATAGTACCATCATCTTTGTCAGGATTCATTCTAAACTTCTTTTCCATGGATGCAAATATGGATGGTAAATCTCTAACCATGTATAATACTTTTGGTTTTTCTACCATGTTTGATAATAGGTTATAGTAGAATGCCCAGACTCTATTCTTATCTAAGTAATATTGTTTTGATGTCTGTGATGCTATATATGCTTTTATTCCTTCCCCGCAAAATTTATAGAATCCTTCTCTCCACATTTCTGTATCACCTGCCTTAGATTCATAGTTTTGATTGTATCCTATTCTTGCTCCTAGCATCAAATCAATTAGACCTGATGTCGGTGTTACAAAGAATTCAGGATTTTGTCCCATTATATTTTGTAATAATGTACTTCCACTTCTAGGTAATGTGGAATTAAAAAATATCTTTTGTTTCATGAGTATCTTCCAAAAATTATTTCAGATATGGTTTCTTTATCTCCTAATGTTCCTTTCGTTAATGCGTTTACTCCTAATGCTTTTCTCACTCGGTTTGTTCTATTCGGAGGTACTCCATGTGTCAACCATGATGGAAATATGAGGAAATCATTTTTCTTTGGCATGTAGTAAATCTCTTCTTGTGAAAATACATGATTTTGATAATCGTCATGTAAAGATGGTTCAAAGTATGACCTATTAAATGATTTAACATCTTTTGAAAAACATATAGCAGCATCATCCTCATGTGCGTCATAGTAGAATACTCCCGCCAATATTGTATTTGGATGAGTATGTGCTTTATGAATTTGGTTGGGATTCTTATACGTTAACCATGATTGTGCAAATCCTAATTCTTTAAATCTATATCTCATAATGTTTGTTGCAAAATCTTCAAAACATGACATAAGAAATGTATTTAATTCATTGCATATAGGATTATCTAAAATGTAACTATTAGTAGATATCATTCCATACCCTGCTTTAGTATCTTGCATTTCTGAACTGTCAAAATAATCTATTACATCTTTTAAATCTTTATCATAATTTGCAACATATAGAGGTGTTGGAAATATGGGATAAACTTGTGCATTCATAACTTTATTTATTCTCTGCGATGAAATTAAATGCTATTGATATTCTATCTCCCTGCGAATTATTCGATTCCACATGATGCTTAACCCATGATGGAAATATATAAAAAACAGATTCTATAGGTTTTTTTACTGCTACAAAAGAGTTTGTTTTTGTACCAATTCTCTCTACATCTGATTTTAGAAAATATTCTGCTGTATCTCCTCTATGTAAAACTAAATCACCCATATTATCGTAAGGTACAGAAACATAATACACTCCTGATAATACACTGTTTTGATGGTCGTGTGCAAGGTTATAAGAGTTAGGTGTATTTATATTTACCCAAAAATTACCAAACTTTAAATTAGGAACTCCAATATGTTTAAAACAATTCTGGTTAACAAAGATTTCAAGATTGCTAAATAAATTTCTTAAATCTTGAGGCATTGGTAATAATATTTCACTACTATGCCATCCACCTCTATTCGAAATATTTACACCTTTAGTATTGGCTTTTAAATACAAACAATAATCTTTAATTTCTTCATTGTTTATATTTTTAACTTCTGATTCCCAAACCGGTGTTGAAAACCATGTTTCTTCGTGTACTGAAAATTCCATAACTTATACATTTTTATGAGTGAACCATCCCGTTAAAATATACTTTGTTTGTGTTGGTGAAGGAACGCCTCGATGAAGATGAGTCCAATCAGAAGGCCAAATAACCAACTTGCCTCTCTCTGGTTCTTCAAAGTGCTGCTGGTAGAAGAACTCTGTTTCTCCTCTGTCCGTTACAGTATTTAAATATATCATCCAAACCAATAATCTATCCGAGTGTTTAACACCTGCTCTTTCACAATGCCATCCATAGAATCCTTCATTAGGTTCATATTTCTGTATATTGAAGTAAGTGTATAAATCAATAGGATCCATTTTACACATTGCGGTAGAATGCCTATTTAGATAATCTGAAACACCATTCTGAATTGATATGATTACCTCGTCTAACAACATTGCCCATCCCTCTTTTTTTAGGAAGGATGGGTCAAAGGTTATATCTGTTGATTTTTTATCGCTATCTGAGCTTATACCGTTAGGACCATAAAGAACACCTGCTTGTTTTAAATCAGAGCCTTCAAAAGTTTTTATTAGATTATAACAAGTATTGGCTGATAACGCATTTTTTTTAGTGTAGATAAAATTAGTCATAAAACTATTGTAATCTGTTTTGTTTATCTTCGGGTACCTCTCCCAAAAAGTTTCTTAATTTACCGTCATCTGTCTTTAAACGATTAAAAGATAAGTAAGGTCCCATGGCATTTATAATTTCTCCCGGAGCTGAAGAATCATTTAAAGACTTAACCCTATTCTCAAAATACCTATGTAAAGACTCTGCTTGGTGAGTGTTTACATTTTCTGCATCAAAAGAATTATCATCTAATTCTTTCTTAATAGTACTCCATAAACTTAATTCTCTAACCCTGTCCTTAGCTACCTGTAACATACATGACCTATCATATAAATTTCTGTCAATATCAATTTCAAGTTCCATGATGTCAAATCTATTAGCATTAGGGTCTGATAATAATTCTTCCATCTGTCTATTATATCTTAAATTCTCTACCGTATTCTTTCTCAAATCAAAAGATAAATTCATCAATGCATCAAAATGTGCTGACATCTCTCTTACTGATTGCCAATATTTAGAAGCATTTGTAGGGTGTTTAGCGTCATTTAAAACAGATACTCTCATTTCTGTCTCTGTTCTAAAAATCTGTTTCTTGTGCCAATTATCTACTAACTCATCTTTTAATGATAAAATAGTATTAGCATCTTCTTCATTTAAAACATTTACAATCTCTCGTAAATCTTCCGTAATCTGCAACTCTTTACTCATATTTAATTTTTAAGGTAATACAATTGGTGGAGGTGTTGTGCTATTAGGTGGGACATACGAAGCAGCAACAGCAGCATCTACAATGGCTTGTGCCTCCGCTTTAGTCTTTTCAACAGCATTTACTCTTTGAGCCCATGTTGTGTTTTCGGTCACCCAAATATTGCCCGGATATCCTGCAACATGTGCCGTTTCATTTTCTTGGTGAGTAATAAACCCATTTCCATAATTCTCTACTTGATAGTACTTTTTCATTTTAATTTATTTATTTTGTTATCTAATTCCTTAATTGCTTCAATCAATAATGCTGTTAATCTTCCGTAAGATACTGATGCAGGATTTCCGTTTAAATCCATAGAAACAACTTGAGGAAGTATTTCGTTTATCTCTTCTGCTATAACACCTATTTCCTTTATATTGTTTCCTTTCTTATTATATTGAACACCCCGCAACTTTTTTACAACATCTAAAGAATTTATCAGTTTTTCTATATTTTCTTTTACTTTTTCTGATGACGTTTCTGTTATAGTTCCTGTAACTGTTAATACGCTACCATCAAATGTTAAATTAGATTCTGCATTTATAGTTGTTGAAGATACAGATGTTATAACTCTGTTGTCAGCAGGGTTTGTATATGATGATATTCCTGCACTTGATCCGGGAGGTCCGGGAGGGCCGGGAGGTCCGGAAGATCCGGGAGGTCCGGAAGGGCCGGGAGGGCCTGATGATCCATTAATACCGAATGTTCCTTGATTACCTTGAGTTCCTGTTGGGCCTTGATTACCCTGTGGTCCTTGATTGCCTTGGAAACCTTGAGTACCTACTGTCCCTTGAATACCTTGATTTCCCTGTGGTCCTTGATTGCCTTGGAAACCTTGAGTACCTACTGTCCCTTGTATGCCCTGTATTCCCTGATTACCTTGTGGGCCTTGATTACCCTGGTTTCCGTTTGTTCCTGCTGTACCTTGAATTCCTGTTGGGCCTTGGTTTCCCTGTGGTCCTTGATTGCCTTGGAAACCTTGAGTACCTACTGTACCTTGTATGCCCTGTATTCCCTGATTACCTTGCGGTCCTTGATTACCTTGCGGTCCTTGATTACCCTGCGGGCCTTGATTGCCTTGAAAACCCTGTGTGCCTACTGTTCCGTTGGTTCCTTGAATACCTTGAATACCTTGGTTTCCTTGTGAGCCTTGAGCTCCTGTAGTGCCTTGTAGACCTTGTGGGCCGGCTATATATAAACTACCACTAACAATATGTCCTCCTTTTGCTACAACTACATATCCTGTTGATGGGCTAGTAAAAGATAGTTTTACTCTATTATTGTCTAGTAATTTAATTTGGTTAGGTACGAAGTAAAAATCAGAAGCATCATAAGCAGAAACAACGACACTTTTTGAATTAAAATTGTGTGTTACTGTTATGGAAGAGGTAGCGGAAAAAGATGCAGATACTGTGGATACCTCGCTAACTTCTCTTATAGGGCCTTGAATACCTTGAATACCTTGAATACCTTGAAAACCTTGAAAACCTCTAAGTCCTTGAAATCCTTGTGGGCCTACAAGTCCTTGGTTTCCCTGCATACTTGCACTAACTATATGACCTCCCTTAGCCACTACAACATGTCCTGTAGATGGGTTAGAGAATGTTAATTTTACTCTATTATTATCAAGTAAATTTATAGTTTCGGGAACAAAGTAAAAATCAGAATTATCATAAGCAGATACTATTACATTTTTAGAATTGAAATTATGCTGTACAGTAATTGATGACGTAGATGCAAAAGATGCCGCCACAGTACTCACCTGGGCTATTGTTACATCACTAAATGATAAATTACCTAAACCATCAGTTCCTAAAACTTGTCCAGAAATTCCATCTGATGCAGGATATAATAAACCACTTGCTGTTAAAGATGTAGATATATTTAATCTATTAAGCTCTGCGTTTGAGCCACTAACTAAAACTTTTTTCCAGTTTGGCATTTATTTATGTTTTATTATGGTTGGTTACTTCTATTCGAAGCCCACTTCCCCATAGGGCCAATAATAAATTTTATAATTATTTTACATTATTATTTTTTAATTCTTCGTAATAACTTTGTAATTTTAATATTAAACTATAAACAAAGTCTATTTGTTTTATTTGCATACTAGATTCTCCTAATGTAGTTAAAATAAACTCTACTTCTCTTGTCGTTAAAGATACTGTAGAATTAATTTTTTTAGATAAATCATAAGAAGAATTAATTTCTTTTGTTCTGTTTGAAACTTTTTGAATAATACCCATTATTAATTTTTTAAACATATATAAAAATTTCTGAATTATCTATTCTTATATTTCCTGGATGGTCTGCTTTATTTGTTGCCGCATTAATTTCGGAACCCTCATAAACTCCAGCAACATAATAAGAAGGTGAAACAGTTCCAGTTGTATTAGCTCCTAGATTTCCTACTACAGACAATCGACCATCATTTGTATTATAACTACCATCCCATACTAAAGCAGAACCACTCTGGGCTATACCTGTACTACCTCCAAAAATAATACCTGAATCTCCTACGGTTGATGATCCGGATTTAAGTAGTATAAAAGCATCCTCAACAGCTAGGTTAGCTACATTAAGGTACGTCAAATCTCCATTTACAACCAAGTCTCCTCCTACAGTTAAATCATTAGTTATAACGACATCATTAGGGAGACCAACGGTAACTAAACCATTACTTCTAGTTATATCAATTTCGCTTAATGTACCTGAAACTTGTAGTACAGCACCATTGGCAGAATTGCCAAGAGTTATTAATCCGCTACTAGCATCAAAATCATCTGTATCAAAAGCAGCTAAACCTTTTGTTGTTCCATCGGCAGCAGCATTAGCGATATTTATAGTTACGGTATTATCTGTTACGGTAGTTGTAATAGGAGTTGTGCCTCCTAATACAGATAGTTTATCTACCTTTAAATCTAATACATCATTACCTGTAGATCCGCTTATTTTCAAAGAAGTTACAAGTCCTGTTAATCCCGAACCATTTCCAACAAAAGAACCAGAAAAAATAGACCCGGAAACGATAGTATTTCCTAGGTTAAGTTTACCGGAACCATAAGTAAATCCTGTATTTTTTATCCTTCCACCGGGTCCGGACATTAATATATTAGTATCTGTAAGATTTGATGCCGTTACAGCTGATACATGTGCGCTAGATCCACTAACTAGTATTTTTTTCCAAGTTGCCATTTCATTTTTTTTAAGTTTCTTTTATATAAATAGCTTATTGATTAAGATTAATTTAAACCAATCCAATAACTATAATCGCTATATATAATTCCTCCTTCACTAGCAGATGGTTTTGTAGCATAAGAACCTAATTGTAATACTCCTTTATTATTAACTTTTACGGAATTAAAAGATCCTGATTGTATTAGAAAAAAATCCGCTGAACTTGTAGTAGATCCTTTTATAATTAATGAACCTGTTATTTGAGCTTTACCCGCGTAAGGGAAAGTTATTTTCTTTATGTTTTGATTAAAATTAACAATAGAAGATGTCAATATACCCTTAAGTCTTGACCCATTTCCATCAAAAGAACCAGAAAAATACCCAGAACCAGAAAATATTGTAGGGAATAGGATTCTCATTATAATTATTTATTTTTAATAAGTAGTTCTAATTCTAAAATACTAGTTTTTAGCATTTCTATTTCTTCTTGCTGTTTTTTTATTGATTCAACTATAATAGCATCAAAATAAAAGGGTAGCGAGATAGTTTTTACTTTATTGTCTTCTATATACAGTTTTTCTTTCTCAGAAGACTCTTGTATTGTGACCCAAGAGGGGAATACATTCTCTAATTCATCTGCTATAAAACCTCCGGAGTTAAAATCATCTCGTAAACCATCTTTCCATCTAAAAGTAACTCCTCTTATTTTTTTTAATATATGTAGTGGATTATCTATGTCTTTTATATCTGTCTTTAACCTTATATCCGAAGAATCCGACCAAGATCCTCCAGTTGGTTTACCTGCACTATTTGTAGATAATTGTAATTGAAATGTAGGATTTGGAATTCCTATACCTATTTTACTACCGCTCTCATATATTACAGATCCATTGTAAGGTTCTCCTTTTTGTCCTTTTATACCGCTTGCAATACTTATAGAACCAGTAAATCCAATACCAAAATCAACTTCAACAGTATTATCATTTATTACAGAAAAAGATTTAGGGATTATATTATCTCCTAAATTATCATAGATAGTAAAAACAGGATATTGAATATCTAAATTATGGGATATGGAAATTAGACTCCCTTGAATAGAAGAACTATAAACAGCTTCTCCTAATTCTCCTTTATTTCCCTTGACACCAACTTCTCCTTTACCTCCTTTTTGTCCCTTAAAACCTTGTTGACCGGCAGAAATACTTATAGAGCCGGTAAATGGTATGCCGAAATTTACTTGTACGGAATTTGGATTAATTATGGTAAATTCCTTAGGTATTACTTCTTTTCCTAAATTATCATAAATATTGTAAACAGGATATTCTAAATCTAAATTGTGATTAACTGTTACTAATACTCCTTGTAAAGAGGAGGTAAAAACAGAATCTCCCATTTCTCCTTTATCACCTTTTTCACCACCTCCGGTTCCTCCATTTAAAGCATAGGAGGCAGTTATAGCGTAGGAAGATGATGGAATATTATATAACCTAGACCCGTCTCCATCAAAAGACCCGGAGTAATATCCCGAACCAGAAATAATAGTAGGCCTGTAAATTAGCATGATTAACCTTTAGTATAAATATTGCATAATGTATTAATTAAAAAGCCCCGCCAAATTTTTTTAGCGGGGCGTAAAGTTAGTCGTTAGGTTAAGCTAAGTCCTGTATTTTTGTCTTGATTGCATAGAACTTCGCCTGATTCCAAGCGAATACTTCATACAATTCTACTACAATGCCGAAGCCCTTAGTAACTGTATCAACTACTTTGTCTTGAGCTACACCTGTACGTTTTGAAATTTCTGCGTGTGCCTTTTTAGCTTCTTCCACACTCAAATTTTTAAGTTGGTTGATTGCCAAGGGAGCGTCAGAAATAATCTCTTGAACTTTAAAGAATTCAGGAGTCAACGCGATAAGATCAGGAATTACTTGGAATCCGTCAGCAAATACGTTTTTTACATTTTTTCCTAAGTCAATTACGTCGCAGATAGTGTCTACCACTTCGTCGTAACCTAAATCATCAAAATTTGCCATTTTATTAATTTTAAGAGTTAACTAATAATAACTATATTGAGATGTTCAAATTATATGCCATTTTATGTTAAATTAATTGTAACATATATCATTTTCTAATTTTCCGTGTACTTTTAAAACTGTTTTATGCTTGTATCCGGTTACTACATCAAAAGACTTTATGTTTTTTACTTCAGAATCAGCTATCTTTGTGAAAATATACCCTTCTAAAAAGCAATAATTATAGATATATGAATTTATGTCATCTTCGGAATTGGAAAACAAAACCAAGATGTTTCCATGTACTAAAACTTCTACTTGTACATCATCTTCGGACTCTATATAATCTAATTCATCATCCATCCCATCTAAAAAACCATCTAGTTCTTCATCAGAGTAAGAGAAAGCATCAAAAGACTCCTCATTGTCGTCTAAGAATGTAAAAAAGTCATCTGCTTCAGTGGCATCTCCCGACATGTTGTCAAAAATGTCAGAATTCTCGGGATCAGCAGAAAATAGCATGTTAAATGTCTCCCTATTTAAATCAAAATTTTCGTCGGGATTTTTTAGTAAGATGTTGTTGTAAAGAAACAATACTCTATCATGCTCCGACATGAAAGATAATGTGTCATTCAATTTTTTCTTTAAATTCATCCTGTAGCATTTGTTTTAGTTTATCTAACAAATCTTCTACATCATTGTTCTCATCTACATCCAAATCTATAAGGTACGGTACTAGGGCGTTTCCCTTATTGTCAAAAACATCTTTATTCGCATAAATGTAGAATTGACATTTTATAGATGGACATAATGTTATTTCTGCTCTAACCTCTCCATCGTCTCCTCCTACGGGTATTAAATTTTCTTTCTCTTTAAAATGTACTGTAAATGATTTTATTTTAAAGAATGCTTCCGGGAATATCTTTTTTAGATATACCATGTGGCCCATGTGTTCAAAATCTGATAATGCTTTTATCATTGTTGTCATAATGTGTAATGTGTTTTAATTTATAATCAATTATCAATAAATGTTTGTTACATGTTTTACTATAAATAGATTTTACATGTCTTTTTTAATTTTTTTATTTTACTGGGGGGCTTGATTTTACTTTTAGCATCCCCTCCAAAAATCTACATGTTAATAAAATGTTAAAATTTCATGATTACATCTAAACATTCAACCATTGTCAAAAAAATTATGTTAACATGCACCATGTCTAAATGTATATTCATGTTTAATGCTCTTTTATATCTTTAAAACAAAATGATAACATCAATAACATGCAAATCTAACATAATTATATATGTAATTGTTTTCTTTATATTACATAGCATTCATGTAAAAACATGTAGATACTAAAAAAAATGCAAAAAAAGTTGATTGTTCAAAAAAATTGACTACCTTTGTAAAAAAAATAACATGACCAAAGACTTAAAAACACAAAAAAGAATATCTTATCTTCTTTTAACCTGCGCTATTTTCCTAGCTTCCGTTGTAGGTTTTTTCTCTGTAAAAGGATTAGCCCAAGTTTTCGCCGGAGCAGGCATGGCAATAATTCTTTTAGGCGCCGGAATAGAAATATCAAAACTTGTCATCGCATCATTTCTTCATAGGTACTGGCATAAACTAACATTAGGATATAAAGTGGGGGGATTAATTTTCTTATTCCTTGTCATTTTTGTAACATCTTCCGGAGTCTATGGCATTCTTTCTCAAGCATATACCGAGAACAAGAATAAGCTCATGGCATCTAAATCGGAAGTTGCATTAGTTGAAGAGAAAAAGAAATTCTTCATCGATAAAAAGAATGATCTGCAAAATGAATATAAGCAAATTATTTCTGACATCGCTCAAACAAGATTGCAAAGGAACACAACATCTTCTGGAATGATGAGTGATTCAAAAGATGTTTATGTAGATAGCAGGGGAAGAACATCATCAAAATCAAATGCATCTACAAGAAAGGATTATTTACAACAAGTAGAAGGTCTTAACTCTGACATTGGAAAAATGGAGAGCAGAAGAGACGGAGTATATGTGGACATCACAAACATTTCTGATTCCATATTTAGTTACGAAACAAAGATTATAGAAATAAAATCAAGTAATGAAGTAGCTGTAGAACTTGGTCCCCTAATTTACCTTTCCGAAGTTACTAATACAAGTTTAGACAAGGTACTATTTTGGTTTCTAATGGTTATTGTATTTTTAGCGGACCCCTTAGCTATTGCTCTTTTAACCGCCTATCATTTCACACAAAAAGTAATACTAGAAGAAGATGAAAAAGATTCTGATAATATTGAAGAGAATCCTATTCCAGAAAAACCGAAAGAGAGAAGCCCTTTAGCAGAATTTTACTCGGATGATTTGACAAAAGAAGATACAAAGTATATTGATGATTTTAATGAAAAGTTAAAAATCACTAGTTCTTTTGCTGAATTTACAAGCTCTTTTGAACACTTGGTAAGTGGTTCAATAGTTCCTACAAATCCAAATAACTTTCAAGGTGATTTTTCCTGGTCAAGGTACATGGAGGCATTTCCAAAACCAAAAAGAAGAGGAAGACCTACAGGAAGTAAGAATAAAGTAAAAAATAATAGTATAGAGTCTATTAATGAATTTGAAGATATGACCATAGTAAAAGGATTTTTTAATGAAGTTTACTCATATTCTGATACAGCACTTGCAGAACAAGTTAGATTGGAAGAAGTAGTTACCGGAAGTTTTGAAAACATTACACAAGAAGAAATAGAATCAGATGTAGTAGAAGATATTACATTTGAGGCAATAGATGAAGATTACGATATATCTTCAGGAGAACCGGAAGAAGAAATTATAATAATACCTTCTATAAATAAATCAAAAAGTAGAAATTATAGAGAGCCTAAAGCTAATGTAAAAAAAAACTTTCTGAATCGGAGCTAAGAAACATGTCTCCAGCTCAGATAAAAGAGTGGAATGAAATAAACAAAATCTTATAATAAATTGTTACACAAAAAAAAGTTTTATGAAATCGGAAGAATTGTTTAAAGAATTTACAGATTTATTAGATTTACGCGTAGCTAGCGGAAGAAAAGAAAATTTCCTAAAGTTACTAGCAGACTATGAAACTACATTAAAAAGCGCTCCTGCTTCAATGTTTTTAGACAATAACTATTGTTACCAAGGAGGGTTATTACAGTTTTCAATTAATACCTATAATTTTGGATTAGGTCTTTGTAAATTATATAAATCTACCGACATTGCATTAGATTTTAATTTAGAGGAATTTACGATAGCTTCATTGTTTAATTCTATCGGGTTGTGCGGAGTAGACGAAGACCCTTTCTTTGTAGAGGAAACTTCTGACTGGCATAAGAAAAATATGAATAGAGGATATAAATTTAACGATGTAACTAAATTCCTAGTAGCGTCCGATAAATCTTTATACCTACTTCAAAAATATGTGACTTTATCATACAATGAATACGTCGCAATAAAAATTCAAGCGGGGCTTTACGATGATTCAGCATCCAAATATTTACAAATCCCAGAAACAAAAAAAGTAACTTTAGGATCTATCATCATGGCATCTACAGATGCAGCAAGACAAATGGTTTCTTCATAAAAAACAAAACATGCTAATACTATCAATAATAATAAACATAATACTTTTATACATAGCCATAGTAAACTTCTCTAAAAATGAAAAATTACTAATTGAGTCAGAGAAATACTTAAATGATTTAGAAAAAGAAAATGATAATTACTTTAATATAATACTATCCATAAGATCAAGAGTAAGAGATTCGCTAGACACAATGAGAACCTTAGATAGAATAGGTGCATTTGAATCAGACGATGAAGTTGGAACAGTATTTAAGCAATTAAGTCATACAATAGAGGAACTAGATTTACTTTTTACAGCAGATAAGAAGTAGTAACACAAAAAGTCATCTTTTAAGATGGCTTTTTTTTATAGATATAATATGAAAAAATTAAAGAAAAAAATGTACTTTGATGACACAGTACAAAATGCAATAGTAGAATATAATAAACTAGATTCACAAAAAGAAAAAAATAACTTATACGAATTAAATATATATCCTGCATTTTGTAAACTAGCTGAGAATTTAATAAACATGGGTAAATATATGTACATTGATTTACCGTATGAGGATTTACATTGTCAAGTAGTTTCCATGCTGACTATAAAAATGCACAGATATAATGAAGAAAGGGCTAAAGCGTATTCTTTTTTTACCCGGATTGCTATAAATTATCTTATCATGGAAAATAAGAAAGGGTATAAGAATAGAGTCGGAGAAGCGGAATTGTGGGAAATAGATGAAGAAAGAGATATAATAAATGAAGTAGTCACTAGACATTATAAAGATTCTTTAGATGACTTTATGAATTTATGGACCGAAGAATTATATGAAAAATTAAGATGCACTTTTAAAAATAATTTAGATAAAGCCATAGCAGATTCTATCATTGACATTTTTAAGCATCGAAAATCTTTATACGCATTTAATAAGAAAGCATTATATGTATTAATAAGAGAAAGATCCAATATTCCCATGACAAATACAAACAGAATCACTAAGATAGTAAAAATATTTAAAGAAGATTTTGATTTGCAATTTAATAAATACATGAAGAAATAATATGGAAGATATAAAATTATTTGATGATTTTAGCATGTCAAATCTCTTGAAAGAAATTTATGGCAATTCTAAAAAAAGATCAAAAGAATTAGATAAGACATTAAAAGGATTAGATGGAGTTGTACAAAGTGTAAATGATGCAGTAGTTATTCTACCGGTTGTTAAAGAATTTTTTGATGTGATGGTTAAAAATGACGATCAACTTATAAAAATGGCAGCTATTGTACAAAGAATGTATAGTAAAGCTTCATCTATATCAAGTGGCGATTTTAACTTAACAGAAGAAGAAAAAGAAATGCTACTTCAAGAGTTATCACAAGAAACGCAAAAGGAGCTGACTGAATTAAAGATGCTACAAAAAGCGGAGGATAACTTATTAGATGAATTTAAAGACATAGATAAACAACTAGAAGATGGGCTATTTAGTATCGGCGGAAGTGATAGAGACCTCTAAGGCGTATGGTAAAAATCAAAAAGATGACAAAGGTAGAACACTTCCATTAGGCTCTGTAAAAATTAAGTTACACCCCAATTCTTTAATAGGGAATGTTCGCGCTCACTATGCTAGACCTTTATTCACTAACTTTAGAAATATACCTTTACGAGGAGAACATGTAGTTGTTTTTGAGCTTACTGGATATGATGGTACAGATGCTCCAAATTTAGATAAAGTACTATACTATATTCCTCTACCTATTAATTCAACTAATGATTCCGTAATAAATCAAATACCTCACGCGTCTAATAGATCTAAGTCATCTGATAATAAACCGGCACCTCCTTTTGTTACTCCCGGAAATACTTTCCCTAAACGACCCTACACCGCTAACTTTATACAACCCTTTGAAGGAGATACTACTTTCACTGGTAGAGGCGGCTCTTCTCTAAGGCTAGGTATTGGATCAGGCCCGCATCCACAACATGAGGTACAACCGACATGGAAGTCTGGAACTCCCGGAAATCCAATAACTATAGTGGCTAATAAACCTATAGGACCAAGTAAACCATTACCCAATGAAGTAAAAGATATACCCAATAGAGAAATAAAAGATTCATTGTCCTACGCTATAGAAGACGCAGCTAATGATTTCTCTACTACTTATTGGACTTCTGACCAAGCCTTATCAAGATTTGTATCTGTTAGAGCATGTCCTTCTCCTTTATCTAGTATTCCAAGTTCTAGAAAAGCTCAATCGGCTACAAATGCAGATAGAATTGTAATGCAAGCAAAGACGGATAATATGATGTTGATTGCAAAAAAAACAATGTATTTATCTGCTTCAAAAATACGACTAACTACAGATAAACATGATGTAGATTTTGATGACCTTGTAGATTTTGTTTTAGGCTTACATAGCGAAGTACAAGCATTAGCAGGCCCAGGAGGTATAACCACATCTCCTACTGGAGGGCCTTCTTTAGTTTCCCCACGACTACCTAGTATTATATCATTAAGACCCAAGTACACTATAAATCCTAGCAGAGGTGTTTGGGGTGGGGGATGTTCGCAAGGATTTCCACAACCTCCCTCATTACCTTCGAATTTTAAACTAGGAACTGACGGATTATCTAGGGTAGCTCCTACAAGCTTTACAAATAGCATACCGGGAATGGATGGCAAAACAGGAGGTTCTATAACCGCATCTCCTGATATGCCCGGAGGTACCGATTCTATTGCAAATTCAATAGGTAATCCATCTGTCGACTTACCTAATTTTTCTATTAATCCTAACAACGCTCTCCCCAAAATGAAACCGCCGGGAACTCCTGAAGGTGCTAGTAATTCTAATACAGAGCCTATTCCGGAAGTCGCAGGTAGCTCTACGGAACCGGACGGTTCTCCTGCTAATTTGCCCGATACGCCTCAAGGTGAAGGAACAGCTATACCACCTGGAACTCCCGGAAATCCTAGTGGACCTGGTGAACCCGGAGGACCTAGCGGACCCGGAACAGGTAATCCGGATAGCGCTCCCGGACAGCCCGGCGGACCCGGAGGACCTAACGGACCGGGTGGACCTGGATTTCCCGGTACTCCTTTTAATCCGGAAACTGATTTAATTAATATACCTGTAGATTTCATATACCCTGATGGTAAATGCTATGGTCATTTATTTAAGATAGTTTCTATTCTTAAAAGTAAAAGAACCTTAGCAATAGTATCAGATGTTGTTTATTTGATATTAGTTATAAAAGAAAATTGTAAACCTGGTTGGTATATAGTAGGAGATAAATTCAAGTATAATACAGATATAGAAAAATTACTTTCAACCAACTTGTTTATACTAGAAGAATCAATGCTTGTAGAAAAAAAGATATTAGTTAATTCAGATTGTATAAGAAAAGAACTAGAAGTTACTTTATACGAAGATAATTACGCTCATTTATCTCACGAATTAGTGGACTTAAATAAAATAGTAGAGGTTAATTTTTAAATTTATTATGCAGTTTAAATATTTATTATAAACATGGACAAGAATTCACTTATAAAATACTTAGTAAAAGAAATATCTCAAGAATTAAAAAAGGAGATAAAATCTATAATTAGAGAAGAATTTAATAATTTAAATAGTAAAAATACAAGCAAGGTAGTAGAAAATACTTATACTAGAGAACAAAGACCAATTAAATCTAATAGTTCTTTAGACTCTCTTCTATCAGGAACTACGCCTTTTAACAGTTCGGATATGGATTATGGTCCTTCAGTAACTACTGAAAATATGAGTATATCTAACTATTCACACGAACCTTTAGTTGATATGGATGGAAAAGTTGTATTACCCTCATCAGAAGGAGGTAATCTAATGAGTAAATTACTTTCTAGAAATTATACACCGGTATTGAAAAAAGCAGAAAAAATAAAATAATGGCTAGAATAATATACAAGGCATATCCGCCTGATACGAAATTAGACAAAGCCGTTGGAATTTTATTACCTTTTAATAGAAATACATTTGTTAAAAGTGCTTTAGAAGCTTACAACAAAAAACCATCAAGAGATGTAGGACCTTTTAAACTATCCTACACTACCGAAGAGCAAGCAATTAGTAATTTAATAAATTTACTAATGACTAGAAAAAGTGAGCGATATATGCAACCTAATTTTGGAACAATTCTCAGAGATTTTGTTTTTGAGCAAAACAGTTCGTTTAATAGAGGTTTTTTAGAGTCTTCACTAGAGGAAGATATAGGATTTTGGCTTCCTTATATAGTTCTTAAAGATTTAAGTGTAGGTATTGGAGGTAATCAAAACTACGGGTATTCAGAGCAAGAAAATTCAGTTAATGTGAGAATAACATTTTCTGTTACAGAACGAGGCGCCAATAGAACAGTAGTAATCTATAATTCGGGTAATGATTTAGCCGCTGAAATATTATAAAAATGAGTAAAAGAAGTAATTTAATTAGTAAGGATGTAAAATATGTAAATAAAGATTTTGGAGAATTCAGACAATCTTTAATAGATTTTTCTAAAAATTACTTTCCTGATACATATAATGATTTTAATGAAGCCTCTCCAGGTATGATGTTTATAGAACTAGCTTCTTATGTAGGAGATGTTCTATCATTTTACACTGATATTCAGTTAAGAGAATCATTATTATCCACTGTACAAGAAAAAATAAATTTATACAATATTGCTAACTCTTTAGGATTTAAGCCATCTTTAATAACAGGAGCATCAGTAGATTTAGATATCTATCAAGTAGTTCCTTCTACCGGAAATGGACCTAATAACAAACCTGATTTCAAGTATGCTTTATCTATAGATTCTAGTTTAGTAGCTACAAGTGGAGAAAATATAACATTTAGAACAATTGAATCTGTCGATTTTAGGTACAGTTCTTCTTTAGACCCTACCGAAATATCTGTTTATTCTATTGATAATGCAGGAGAAGTAGAAAATTATCTATTTAGGAAAAAAGTAAAAGCAGTATCTGGAACTATTTTATCAAGACAGTTTAGTTTTGCAGCACCTAAACCTTATGATAAAATCACCTTACCTGAAAATAATGTTCTTGAAATATTAAGCGTAACAGATTCAGATGGAAATAAGTGGTATGAAGTGCCTTATTTAGCTCAAGATACTATACCAATTCCTGTACAAAATTTACCGCATAATGACCAAAATTTGTCGCAATACAGAGATTCTGCACCTTATTTATTAACTTATTTACAAACAGAAAGAAGATTTGTAACTAGGCTTAGATTAGATGATAGAACTGAAATACAATTTGGAGGTGGCGTTAGCAGTGAAGTCGATGAAGAAATTGTTCCTAATCCTTTTAATGTAGGGTCTGGATTAAATTATTTTGAAAGAGTTGTTGATTTAAGTATATCCCCGGAAAATTTTTTATACACAAAAACTTACGGATCAGCTCCTTCTAACACCACTCTTACAGTACAATACGCCATCGGAGGAGGTATTCCGGATAACGTTTCAGCAAACTCAATAACTACTATATCATCAATAAACGTACTAACTCCTTTAGGTGCTTTAGACTCGACTTTATATAATGCATCTATAGGTTCCCTTGTCATAAACAATCCGGAACCAGCTAGAGGAGGTATATCAGATAAACCAATAGAAACATTAAGAGAAGAAGCTATAAATCACTTTGCTTCTCAGAACAGAGCAGTAACAAAAGATGACTACATGGTCAGATGTTACACTTTGCCTCCGAAGTTTGGAGCAGTAGCTAAAGCTCACATTGAAAGGGATGCTCAAACTAGAGCTTATGGAACATTTGATTTTATTCCAAATCCATTATCACTTAATTTGTATTTATTAGGATACGATAATAATAAGAACTTTAGCCCTTTAAATATGGCAGTAAAAATGAATCTTAAAAATTATCTATTACAATACAGGATGTTAACTGACGCTATAAATATAAGAGATGCTTTTATTATAAACATAGCTATAAGTTTTGAAATATTAACATCCGCTACATATAATTCAAATGAAGTTCTTTTACAATGCTTATCTAATCTTAGAGATTACTTTTCTAATGATAAAATGCAGATAGGTCAACCTATTTATATAAGTGAAGTTATGTGCTTAATCAAAGATGTACAGGGAGTGAAAAATATACTAGCATTTGATATACATAATAAATACAAGGAGGATGAAGGATATTCCGGTAATTACTATGATATAGCTACAGCAACTAGGAATAATATATTATACCCCGCATTAGATCCTTCAATTTTTGAAGTTAAGTATAAGAACAGAGACATATTAGGAAGAGTAGTAAATTTAACATAAAATGCAGTATTCAGTATATCCAATAAGAGACGCCACTATATATGAAGGGAAACCTGATTTAAATTCAGGTTTAGATTCAATAATAGAGTTAGAAAAGATATCTCATAATGTTGCAGATGCTAATGATATTTTCTATAATTACAATTATAATTCTAGGATATTACTCCAAATAGATTCCATTGAGATAAATAAATTAATTCAGAATGGAACTATAGGAAAGTCAAGCAAATACTATTTAAATTTATTCTCGGCACAGGCTGATAATTTAGCTTTGACTTACTCTTTATACGCATATCCTGTCAGTGAATCTTGGAGTCAAGGAAAAGGTTATTATAACTCCTCTCCTCAAATTAAAGAGGGTGTTTCATGGACTTATAGAAATGGCTCTTTTAATATGACAGGTAAACGGTGGACTTCTGGCTCATTTGTTGCAGGAACTACCGGTTCATACGTAACACAAAAGGGAGGTGGTACGTGGTATCATCAAAGTGGTTTCGTAGCGTCGCAATCTTTTGATCAAGAAAGTCCAGATTTAAGAATGGATATCACTAGAATTGTTCATAAATGGATTTCAGGCTCTATTCCGAATAATGGTCTTATCTTAAAAAGAAGTGACAGCGATGAGAAAAGTTGTGAAGTAATGGGATCTGTCAAATTTTTCAGCAGGGAAACTAATACTATATTCATTCCAAGATTAGACATAGTATGGAATGATGCAGACTTCTCAGGAACTTCATCATTCTCTCAAGTACCAAACGAAGATTTCATTCTACATTTCAAAAATAAAAAAGCATCTTACTACCCAACAGATAAAACAAAGTTTAGATTCTTAGTAAGAGATAGAATCCCAGTTAAGACATATTCTACATCATCAAATTACATGTCAAGTAAAAGATTACCAACATCTTCTTATTATGCAATACAAGATGAACAAACATCTATGTATGTTGTTCCATTTGATGATAGAAATGTAATAAGTTGTGACAATAAAGGAAATTATTTCAAATTAGATTTTAATACATTCCTTCCTAATCGATATTATAAAGTTCTAATTAAAGTGAAGATGGATGGAGGAGACATTGAAAAAACAATTGATGATTCTATATATTTTAAAGTTAGTAAATAGTGGAAGAGAATAATATCATAAATATACATAGATTATCAGATCCAAACAATAAAAGATCAGGTCCTAACTTATCCACTGGAAATTTTACTTATTTAAATGGAGACATATATAAAGGTCAATATCATGTGGATGAGTATGAAAAATACATGTCCGGAAGATTTACTACGGAAGAGTCCAAAGAATTAATAAAAATTGGAGATGCATTAGATGTAAATAATAAATTAGAAATATCTCTTCCCGTCCCAAAAAATGAAATTAGTACATCTAGTGAAAACGATGATTATGTAAATTATAAAATTGTTAGAAGATACGAAGGGAATGTAGAAAAAGTCATCTTCGGAACAATAAATGAAAGATTGCCTGAAATAGAGGGACAAAATAAAAATAGATATTCCACTGAAGATATAAAAAAAGCCAATAAACCAAAATTAAAAGTAAATCTTAAAGGAATAAAATACGTTCCAATAAATTACAAATTACAAGGAACTACTTTATCTGTAGACCCTGGCTATTATTTTATTAGACCTGAAAAAGTTATTGTTTCTGATTTCACACTTTCTAAAATAATTGACGCAAATTTTAATTATTTTATTGGTGGTAATAATCAAGCATTAACAGATATTTCGGTATGTCTTATTCCTAATAATGAGACATTAGAAGTTATGATGTTTGAAAGAAATAAAACATATAACGATGTAATATCCATTGAACGAGTGGATTTCTCTGAATTAGCTACTTATCCATTAGGTACATTTGTTAAAATTGCTGAAGTTGGAGCAAGACCTTTAGAAGGGTACACTTACTATTTTATAAATACTAATAATAACGGTAATTGTATTGAATTATCTGCATCTTGGACACCTGCTGTTAGGAAAAAAGTGAGAAACATTATTGATCCTATGGTTCCAATTATTAATAACATCCCATCTACTATTATTAATAACATTCCGGCCGAACCTTTCGTTATTATCGTTAGTGGCTCGGAAGGAAGACCCGGTAAAGATGGTAAAGATGGATTAAATGTAGTCGGAGGAGGCTCAATACCTTTACCTGGACCTCAAGGACCTGCTGGACCCTCCGGTAAAGATGGTAAAGATGGTAAAGATGGAGCTAATGGACCTGCTGGACCTGCCGGACCTGCGGGAGCTGCGGGAGCTAATGGACAGAATGGAACTAACGGATTACCCGGACAGAATGGTCAGCCGGGACAAAATGGTCAACCTGGTGGACTAGGACCAATAGGACCGCAAGGACCTGCTGGACCTACAGGAGCATCTGGAACTAATTCTCTTTGTCCTGAATGTCCTAAAGATAATACAGGTGGGGGAACAGGCCCTAGTACCGGAGGAGGAACAGATACAGGTGGAGGAACAGGTCCTAGTACCGGAGGAGGAACAGATACAGGTGGAGGAACAGGTCCTAGTACCGGAGGAGGAACAGATACAGGTGGAGGAACAGGTAGTACTAGTACAGGAGCAGGGAATAAATACTGGAGAATGATTCCATGTAATTCAAATGATATACCTGGGTACATCGCCACACAACCTAAAGCTAATCAAATTTATTATAGCGTTACAAAACGTCTTTCTTATTATTGGGATGAATTAGAACCAAATTTCTATCCCACCACACTAGCTATAGCAATACTTACTGATTTACTAGAAATAAAAGGAGTTACAAATTGTCCGGGCATTGGAGGTGGAGGCCCTTCAGGCGGCGGCGGAGATACTACTAAAATAGTAATATATGAACTTGTATCTTGTACTGACGAAAATGATAAAATATACACTTCTCTAAGTATAGGTAGTATTAATCAAATCTGCACTTTATTTTTAAATAGCGGAAATAAGAGTTACCAATATAGAGGTAATTCTACTCTTATAGATAGAAATCAAGCTCCTCCTTTAGTTAATGTTTTCATAGATTTAAATAATTTTAACTGCCCTACAACAGAAACTCCTGGCGGAGGGGGAGGTAGTGGAGGACAAGATACTAGTTCCATAGATTTAACACGAGGCATTCCGGGAAATACCATAGACTTTCTAAGTTATCAAAATATTGGTAATAATACAGGCGGTGATAATACAGGTGGTGGTGGCACAGGTGGTGGTAGCACGGGCGGTGGTGGACCCATTCCATTCATGCGAACGAATGGCCGTAGTACAGGTGGCAGTAGTGGTACAGGAGGTAGTAGAGGTAATCCTCCTTACGATCCATTCTCCCGAAAGAATAATTAAAATTACTTCAATAATTAGATATGATAGATAGATTCGTAAATAAAGATAAGATAAAAGATTCGTCATCATTAATTGAAGGAGTATCATTCGATTATGAGCCATTCATGAGTTTGGACATATCAAAAGCAATAGTAGATGAAATAAAAAATCCATTCTCCATAGATTCCCATGTTTATAATACAAGTTATGATTTAGTTAAGTCAGCTTATAATGTAAGAAATGATTTTGATTCTACTTACGATGATATAAATTTTGATGTATGTAAATTATTTTTTGATTCAGAAATATTTGAGGGAACTTATAAAATTTGTTTTAACTTTCTTTATAACATTTTTGGAAACATAGATAATCAGTATTTTTATATTCAAGAGATTAGCCCAGATGAGTTAGAATTAAAATTAGCTATTCGGCCGACCTATTTAAAAAACAATCCGGACGTAATAAGTAAACTAAAATTATTCAAAAATAAAGTTTCTTATTTAAGAACTTTGGGGTTTATTAATAACATTGTATTAAATTTAGGAGAGAATAAAATTTACTCAATTATAAACATAAAAGTTGATTGTGATAATGAGTATGTTATTTATGTTAAATTGTTAAGGCCTATAGAAAATTTAAAAACAGGAAATTTATTACACATTTGCTATAAAGTAGCAGAAGACTATTTTGATTCTTTTACAGTTACTTCTCCTGAAATAGTTAGTGAGCCTAGGACTTTAACACCTAATTATTCTGTAAATACTCCAAGTGGTGAATCTACTAATTATAGTACATGGAATAGCTTACTGCCTTCTAAAGACGAAAACATTTACCATTATTGGGATACTCTACTAGATTCAAATTATGAGACAGCTAATACAATTATAAATAGAGTTATATCTTCATCAGCTTCCGTTCCTTTAAATATAGATTACTCTACATTTTCTAATTTTGTATTTTACGGATCGGCACAAGAAAGGTTAAAAAACTATAATTACAAACTACAATTAATTGAATTTTACAATAGTCAAAGTAATGCAATAAAATTAAGCAATTCTTCAGGAAGTAATTTTGGTATTGCCGACCATAATAAAATAGTGAAAAGATCTTATCAAGTTAAAAATAGTTTCGACGAATTTGAAAATTATTTATATTATTCTTCTGGAAGTATTTTTTCCTACGACATAACAGGTAGTATTACTCCGGCGCCAAAGTATATAGCTCAAAATAAATATTACAATTATCATATAACATCTTCTGCATACAATTATTGGTATTCATCATCTTTGTCTAAAGCTAGAAAGTTTGACAGCACAAATTACAACACATTATATGAAGCCACCCCAGGTCATATTGTGAATGATTCGGACAACTCAGAATACCTTGTCTTTCTTGATATGATTGGTCAGCATTTTGATAATTTGTATGCTTTTACTAAAGAATTAACTTCTATTCACAGAAGAGATGAACATCCAAAAAGAGGCATTCCTAATGAACTTCTTAAGACTTATGCTAAATCTTTAGGTTGGGAGGTAAATAATGGGTATCAACTTAGCAATCTCTGGTTATATAAATTAGGCACGGACAATACAGGAAGTTTTTTAGAGACAGGAACTTTAGCTTCTCAGGCCCATGAATACTTAACACATCAGATTTGGAGGAGAATAGTAAATAATATACCTACTCTTCTAAAAACAAAAGGTACGGAACGAAGTTTAAAATCTTTGTTATCTATATATGGTATCCCTCAAACATTAATTAGTATTAAGGAGTATGGTGGAGCAAGACCTCCTAAATATAATCCTACGCATAAAAGTTATAGGTATCAATACTTGTTAAAATTTGACGGAAATCAATTCGTTAAAATTCCGTGGGGACAATCTATATCCCCTAACGAAAATCAAGTATCCGCCCCTAGAGTTTCAGAATTTAGATTCAATACATCAAATTCATCTAGTCTTAGTATGAGTTTATGGTCTATAGAGGATTCTAAAAATAGTAATAAAGTATATAGTAATTTAGAATTAGTGAGTTACAGAGCTTTTTCAACTTCATCTAGGAGTGGAAGTTATGCTTACGGCTTTTTAAGATATAGGAACGCACAAAGCACATCTAATTCAACATCTTCTTTTTCTATAAAAACAATCAGATCCCAATATTATCCATTTTTTGATGGAGACGCTTGGAATGTTAGGATATACACAGATAGAAATATAACAAATACCAAAAAAACTGGCTCTATACATATAGAATGGAAAAAATCTAGCGGTAATTTTGAAAATTGGATTAGTTTTTCCGGTTCCATGGTTGTTACAGCATCTTCTGATATAGCATTTTCTTGGGGCTCTACAAGTTCTTTGTCTACTCCTCACAATATCATATTAGGAGGATCTACGGGTAGTCAACACGCAGGAGTTAGAGCAAGTAGATATAGAGGATTTTTACAAGCATATAAGGACTACAGTGATATATATTCAGAAAAAGTATTTGAAGAACATACACTAAATCCAGCGGCTTATAATGGTTCTTCTTATACATCATCTTTTGACACATTAAATAGATTCTATCCAATGGGTGTAGATGCTCTTAGATATGACCATTCTACTTATATATTTGTATCTTCTAGTCATCCTAATAGAATAAAATCACAATACACTACAGCTAGTTTTAGAGGATTTACAGGGTCTCAAGAAAATCAATATAAACCTTATTCAGAAATTTATTACAGTTACTCACCTTCCATAGGAGCAAGTGTCATAAAAAGCGATAAGATACGAATAGAAGAATCTTTTTATACTAATCAATTATCCCCGGAAAAAAGAGTACAGATAAACACTTTTGATACAGACCCTGTTGATTCAAATAAGTTAGCCGTAGTATTTAGCCCAACGGATCAAGTAAATAGAGATATAGCAAATCAATATGGAGGTATAGATTTGGATAATTTGATTGGAGACCCTTCTGATTTGTATAGAGATGAATACAATAATCTTAGAATAAACAGAGAAAATTATTGGAAGAAGTATAAAAATAGAAACAATTATAACAAATACATAGAAATATTTTCACTGTACGATTATTCTATATTCGAGCAGATAAAGCAATTAGTTCCAGCTAGAGCAAATCTTATTGCAGGTATTTTATTAGAGGAAAATATATTAGAAAGGGCTAAAGTCGCAAGAAAAAACCCTTCTATGACTAATCCACAATATGAAAAAACAATCATAAAAACTGATAGTCAAGTAGGAGAATATATCTTGTATACAGGTTCTATAAGCTACGCACCTCCGGTAGAAATATCACATAAAAAATATACAGCATCCTTAGATTTTAACCTATTACCTGATTTTGAACAAATAAAATATAGCACAAGTACGGAAATGCCTCCTGACATAGAATTAGAGTACAGGAAGTATAAATCAGAATTGCCTGTAACTGTAACTCCCGACTTTAAGCATGAAAAAATAACATCCACTTTAGATTATTATGATGGATATTCTTTACTATTTTCAGATTTAGATTCTCATAAAGTTAATCAAAGTGGAAAATTATATGAATTCGGCGGGGAAACTTACTTATACAAATATGAAAATTTAATAGATAACTTAGAAATTAATAGAGATTTGTCAAAGATATACTCTATTTCAGATTTAGGAACATTAGAACATGTAAAAGGTAATATAAATCTATTCAGTATAAATGAAGAAAATGGTATTGACTCAAACATGGAATCATTATACTATTTTGATGATGAAAGGAATTTAATTGAAACATACGCAACTTTAAACAGGCATTTATCGTTTATAGGAAATGTGTTGCATGTTAGCGGATCTACAGAAGAAAACATTGCTTATAGATTTAAGAGAAATGGAACATACAAAGATAGAATATTAAATAGAAGAAAGATTAATTTTTATGATGGAAACACAAATGTAATATCAAATGATTTTAAATTGGATTCATCATGTTATAAGATAGAAAATATAGTGGGTAAAGTTACTAATTTCAATATCAATAATTTTTACAATGCCAACAATGCATATAGTTATGTTTTGTCATCTAGTTTCCATAATTTTAATTCTACACTAACTAAATTGCAACTAAAAGAATATTTATATAAGAATGAATATGTAATAAATGATGCTGGAAATATTTATAGGAATAAATTGTATGTTACTCAATCTATTATAGAATCTGAAAAAACTAATTTAGCATATAAAAAAGTAGTATATCATTACTCATCTAGCACCGCCGTAAATTATTCTTCACAATACCAAAAAAATTTAAACCTGGCGACATTGATAAACACAAAAAATTACTATTCATCTTCTCTAGTTCCTACTAACTATCAATACGTTGAAGACTCTGTACCTAATAGACTTAGATTCACTGGCTGTAAATTAACCGGATTAGATTTTAATGTGGATACAACGGACACTATTGACGGCGGACCTGTTGTAGAATACAGAGAGGTTAGCGCAAATCAAATAATAGTGTAAAATATTATATTTCAAAGTATTTATTATAAAACAAACAAAATGGGATACCTAAACAATAACCAAATAACAGTAGATGCTATTTTAACCCGCAGAGGACGGGAATTACTTGCACGAGGAAGAAATGAATTCCAAATTACACATTTTGCATTAGCCGACGATGAGATTGATTATTCATTATGGAATACGGATCATCCACTAGGTACGGCATATTATGGAATTACCTTAGAGAATATGCCATTAACAGAAGCAGTAGTGGATGAAACTCAAATGATGAAATATAAATTGGTTACACTACCTAAAAGAACAGTTAGAATACCAATTATATCTGTAGGTCAAACAGCAGTGACTCTAACAAACGGAGAAGAAATAACAATCTCTCCAAGAACTATAAATTTTGAAGGCGGAAATACTACTTTTGGATATACCGCAACTTTATCTGATAGCGATGTTGCTTCCTTTGTTGGTGTAACTAGAACTCCGGCACAAAATAATGGTCAGGATGTAGCCCCTTCAACTCCTCGAACAATTACAGATACGGAAGCCGCACAGGCAATAAGTGTAACTGGATTAGGATTTACTTTAAAAGCAAAAGGTTCTACTCTAAATCAAAGAAAGGCTACGTTAGCAATAGTAGGAAACGAAACAGGAGGTAGAGTATCGATTAGCTTAACAGTGAATAGAATTACTACAGGAACAACTCCTGGAGCTGGAATAACTGAATAAACAATAAAATAAAAATGGCAAATACAGATATATTTACTACATTTAATACAGCCGATATTGTACCTAACCAAGAGGAGGTAATTACTAGAGCTCTATTTTCAAATAATGATGGTAATTTAACAACCTTTTTTACATCTTCCGGACAAACGGCTACACAAAAGAGGTATTATTATGAAATTTTTAATAGCTCTTCAAACGCCCTAGGATCGGAAGCTCAATTTAGTATTGCTTACGGCCAATACAACGGCTCTGGCTCCGCTGATGAAGGAGGTCAAATAAATGATACTCCTACTCGAGCTATTTATGGTCAATATAAGCAATTGTGCTTAGACCCCGGGGAGAGAAAATTTACAATTAATGGAAAATCTACAGACAGTATTTATGTAATTAATGTAAATAGAGCTAGATTAAGAGAATCCTTAGATGTAGGCACTTTAGAAATTAACATAGCTCATTTGTCGGGCTCTCAATTTATTAATGGACCTGGACAAAATTCTACGCATACCGGATCTAATGTTAGACTAGCTGGAAATGGGAGAAGTCTTAGATTAATTGATGATTCAAAAATTAATCCCGCGTCCGTAACCACGGCAGGTAAAGTTTATAATTTAGTTTCCGGCTCCTTAGAATCAGGTGTACATAATCCCGCAAATCCTAGAAAATTTGGTTTAGTGTATCCTAACTTAGGTATTGTTGTAATGGATGGTACAGCACTTGACAAATCTGCTTCGTTTGGAACAGTATCTGGCTCTGAAGTTGCAGGAGATAACGCTTTTAAACTTTATAGGTCTATGTCCGGTTCTGCTAAGTTCCAAGATTTATCGGGAGATAAATTAGGATTTCAAGCTAGAAGTTCTGAAAAAGTGAAATCTACTCATTATTTTGTAAGAGTAAGAAACGACAGATATAATTTTAGCAACAATCCAACATTTATAACAGGTTCTGAAGGCGACTTTTCCCAGCCCACTTTTATAAATGACCCTAAAGTATATATTACAACAGTAGGTATGTATTCTAATTCTTATGAACTACTTGCGGTAGCTAAACTATCAAAACCTTTACAAAAAAGTTTTACTAGAGAAGCTCTTTTAAAAGTAAAATTGGATTTCTAAGAACCAATATTTAATAGCAAAAACATAGCGCGCAATGGATTTTATAGATTATGCAGTATTTTATTACTTATCCGAACAAGATCAACAAAATTTTCTAAATAGTCTATCTTTTTTTGATAGACAAAATTATCAAAATAATTATGATCAATGGTTCTATGACCCTAATAATCCTATAACGAATACTATAAGAACGGATAGTCTAATTATAAATATAAATTACTGCGTTAATAGTAATTTAAATAACATTAGTTTTACATATTCTATAAATCCAAACGACCCTAGTGCTAGACAAAATGCTATTGATCAAGCTACTAGTAATTATAGGAACGGTAATATCCCTTATACAGTAGGAGTAAATTCTCCCGCACCTTTGTTAACATGCTTTACTCCGGACTTTGGAAATCTTGGTGGTATTGGAGAAATAGTACAATCTACAACTTCTACTGTATATATAACATACTGTAATGGTACAACTCCAATTTTTAGTAGAGACACTATAACTTATACAGATTTAAATGACAGATCCGTCAAGATAAGAGGCATACAAAGATCTTTGGAAGATTTAGGTTTTACAGAAGTATCTGTAACTTTATCTCCCGCATCCCCATCTTCTTGTGTACCTCTAATCCCACCACCGGAAGGACCTACTGGACCAGGTCCCTCACCGGGAGGACCTACTGGACCAGGTCCTTCTACAGTAACGTTAAATGCTTCTTTTTGCGGTCCGCAGGGACCTGATAGCTCTTCATTTGGTCAAGTTAATGTTCAGTTTAGAGATAGCATTGCCGCTACATATAAAGCACAATTAGAAAGAAACGGAAATACTAGTGTAGTAACTGCTTTTGATTCTATCCCTCCATTACCTACTAATTGTCCTTCTATTAGTGGAGGAGGAGGAGGCCCACTCCCTCCTTCACCACCCTCTAATATTACTTTATCGGAAGAGCTAAGAGCTTCTGGCTGTTTAAATGGAGCGGTTAGAAGAACTTTTAAGAGAATTGAAATTGAAGCAGCTTCTGGAACTACTAAAACTTCTGAATTTTTTAGAGATTTTCTATCTATTCAAACTGTATTATTTAGAAATCAACTATTAACCGAAGGTTATACTAATTTGAGTATAACAACTAGCCCTAACCTTCCGCAAGATTCAGATTGTACAACAGCAGAAAATAATAACACAACATCTGCAATACCTCAAGTATTAGCCGCCGTACAATTTCAAGAGTGCGATGGATCTATCGTTAACCTAAGTAATTCTATAGCCCCGCCTGCTCCTTCTGTTAATATTAACGGAATTGGAATTTCATTAGATACAATAAACAAAGGAATATTAGGAGATTTTGCGTACACCTATAAAACAGCTACAAGTACTGTATTTTCAAAACCGGGTACATATACTGTAACTTTTGGAAACATTTCAGGTTGGAAAACTCCTTCTCCGGTAACATTTAATTTAAATTCAGTTAATGAATACGGAGGTGGAAATGCGGGAGCTGGAATTTATGTGAGATTAAATTGTGTAGAAACTACAACTATAGCTCAAATTCAAGCCGCTGTACAATTTCAAGAATGTGATGGTACAATATTGAATTTAAGAAATTCTAACAGACCTCCCGCTCCCTCACTGACAATAAATGGTAAAAATTTACCATTAGATAGATTTGGTCCGACAACTTATGAATCCTTTATACTAGGAGATAATGCCTATATATATCGAGAATTAACTAGTTTAATATACTCAACACCAGGAACGTATACTGTAAACTTTGGAGACGTTCTAGGTTGGGTAACTCCAAATCCTGCATCTTTCACGCTAAATTCAAATAAAGAGTCTAAAGGAGGGAATGAAGCGATTAGGATATATCTGCGTGCCGGATGTTCTGAACCTCCCCCTCCACCACCTCCCGTACCTCCCGGCCCCGGCCCAACTAGTCCCGGCCCAACTGGTCCCGGTCCAACTGGTCCCGGTCCAACTCCACCCCCTCCTCCCACTACAACTACTACGACATTAAGGATTCCAGATTCTAATTGGCTAAAAAGGATAAACCCAATAGACAATAAAAAATATGTATTTGATATTACAGAAGGTTTATTTTCTAATAATGTAAGAAATTTAGTTACTTTCTTTACAGGTAGTACTTCTGAGAATTATAGTAGATATTATACACATGTATATGATGAAAATCCTAAAACATCATTAACATCATCTATTCAATTTAGCATAGCCTATGGTCATAGTGGAGGTTCCGGATCTTTAGACGAAGGGAATAAAATTAATATAACTCCTACTAGAGCTATTTATAGCCAGTATAGAAATTTAGTTTTAGGTAAACCTGATGTTAAATTTAATCTTACAGGAAAAGAAACTGATAGTATATATGTTATAAATTATCAGTCGAAGAGATTGAAAGATAGGTTAGATGCAGGTGTTTTAGAACTAAATATTGCACATCTATCCGGATCTAGATTCTTGGCAGGTGGAGGAACTAGAGCTACACACACCGGCTCTAATGTAAAATTAGCAGGTACTAATAGAGTTCTTAGATTGATAGACGATTCTAAAATAAATATAAATCCAGACTATACAGATGTAGGATATTCTTATAATATAGTTTCAGGAACTTTAGAAACAGGAGTTTATAATGAATCTAATCCTCATTATTACGGCAAACTAATTCCATCTCTAGGTATAGCTATTTTGGACGGAAATAAATTAGACTTATCTGCATCTTTTGCAACATCTAATGCATCGGAAATTGAAGGATATAATGCAATTAAGTTATATAAATCATTTTCCGGATCTGCATTAGTACAAGATATTAGCGGGGATTATTTAGGAATGAAAGCTAGAAGAGTAATCAGAGAATACAACGATTACTATTTTATCCGAATCAATAACAAAGAATTTAATTTTACAAATAATAACAGTTACTTTATTTACAATAAGAAAGAGGATTCTAGAAGACCGGGAGACTTATCTATGCCATTAGACCCTAATTCACCAGAAGGTATGGAACTTACCAAAAGACTTACAGAAACCAATGGAGAAATTTATGAGAATTTTGTAAATAATCCTCAAGTTTATATCACTACAGTAGGTCTTTATAATGCTCAAAGAGAACTTGTTGCAGTAGGTAAATTAGCTAAACCCATACTAAAAAACTTTACAGAAGAATCTATATTTACTGTAAAACTTAAGTATTAATATGAGTACATTCGCGCCAATAAGAGGTGAGGATTTTAATATTGCCCCGTTTGAAGTAAACAAGGAGTATTATATCCTCACCGGAAGTTATTCAAAACAAGGTTATCAAGTACAGCAAGGTCTTTACTATAAAGGCCCTATTCATATCAGTTCATCAAAAGATATCACTTATCCTAAAAATACAGATGGGTCTTATAAGTATATTGTTTATAATTCACTAAACCACTTGTATTATAAGAGAGGTTTTGCATGGGCTAATTCTTTAGAGGGATGGGACAGAAATAGAACTACTAAGAATTTATTTTTAACAGCTAGTTTACTTTCTATTCCTTCTTTAAATTACGGAGACAAGATTAAAGAAACCACATTATATTTAAAAGGACTAAACAACAATGTACTTTTAGTAGACGATGGACACAATAACTTATATGACAAGAATATAAACACAGGCTCTTTCTTAGACTCAAATAACCTATGTGGATATTGGGGATTCCAGGATGCGCATAAAGTTTATAGGTACGGCAGAGGAGGAAAAAAGACTTTGTTTATAAGATACGAAAGCGAAGTAATTGAACCACAAGAAAAATCAAAATCATATCAAGTAGCCTATTCAAGTGGTATTCCTATTAACGGAACTAGAACAGGATTAGCTGCGGAATTTTATGGGGATGGTTATATTCACACTAAAAACTTTGACACGGTTAGCTTTGAGTCAGCAGACAATTTCACCATAAGTTTTTGGTTAAAGGCACCGGTATCTCAAAGCGTATTAACTAGTAATAAAAATACAATACTTGACAAAAAATCCATATTATACAGAGAAGAATTCGGAAGATTAAAAAGAGTAAATAAAGGGAATCTAGTAGTAACCGATGTTTTTTCATCTTCTTCCTTTAAATACTACCCAGTAGATTACTACCCTTATGAGTTTTCGGTACATAATCACACCCATCCACAACCAGGAAAACTATCTTTTAGTAGATCAGATGGGTTTTCAACATTGCAATTAACATCTTCCAATTCCATTTTAGATAATAATTTTCATCATGTATGCTTAGTAAAAACAGGTTCAAATGTTAGATTATATGTTGATGGAGCATTAAATTCATCGAGAGCAGATGTCAAAGATGAAACTGTCAATGTAAGTGATATAATGATAGGAGCATCTTCTTTTGATGGAAGAAATGGATATACAGGACTTATTGATGAATTAAGATTTTATAATAAAGCAGCAACATCTCAAAATGTAGCAAGTCTTTACAATACATCTTCTATCTCATGTTATCAGACAAGTAGAGTAGGAAACGTATTTTATAGAACAGGTAACTTAGTAATTACAAGTTTAGATAAAAAATATCATGAAATTTTATCTAATAATTGGTTGCTATATTATAAAAATAGCTTAACTTTGTATGAGTTTGAGATGTTATGTAGAATTAAGAGAGGTGATTTTAATCTAACATTGAACCCTTCCTCTACTAAAACTGTTAAGAGTGCAGAGTATTTAGATGATTTCACAGGTTCTTTATCTCCTTACATAACTACCATCGGCTTGTATAACAAATCTAACGAACTAATTGCAGTAGGTAAAATGGGACAAGCGATAAAGAAAAGAGATGATGTAGATTTAAATGTTATTGTAAAATTTGATTATTGATATGGCGGGATTTTTTAACAATTCATTTAAGACTAGACTAGCACAGAAAGAAGGTTATAGATCTAATTTCGAGAAGTCAATTGCTTTACAAATATCAGGATCTTTGGGAGTAGACCCTAAAGATTTATATGAGAAAAAAGTTATTAAGTATATAAAACCAGAAACTCCTAGAACTTATTTAGCAGATTTTGAGTTACCTAATAATATCATCATAGAAGCTAAAGGAAGATGGACTTTAGAGGAACGAAAAAAGATGATGGACATTATTTCATGTAACCCTCATTTAGATATTAGGATTGTATTCCAGGATCCCCATGTTAGAATTTCAAAAGGAGCTAAGACTACTTACGCCGAGTGGTGCAATAAACACAATATAAAATGGGCGGCTTATTCGATACCTAAGCAATGGTTTGAAGAAAAAAAATAACTATATATGCGTTTTAGATTATTATCGGTTTTAGAGGAAGTGCTAGGTTCTTCGGAATCAGCGGGTAAATCAGACATTGTATTTCACTGCCCCTTCTGTAATCACCACAAAAAGAAGTTAAGTGTAAATTTAACCAATCAGAAGTACCATTGTTGGATTTGCGAAACTAAAGGGAGAAGTATAACTAACCTTTTCTACAAATATGGTGCAACAAAGAATCAAATTGATCAACTTAGGAATGTTTTAGAGTATTATCAAATGAAAGATGATACTAACGAAGAAATCGCCAATACTTTATTGAAGTTGCCCGATGAATATGTATCACTACACAAGGTGCCTCACAAATCCGTATTGAACTTCTTAAGGAGGTTTAAGCCCTCCTTCACAACTCACGACATAGTAAGACATAAGGTTGGGTACTGCTTAACAGGCAAGTACGCAGGAAGAATTATTTTGCCGTCCTATGATAAAAATGGTACACTTAATTTTTTTGAAGGGAGAGATTTTACAGGTCTTTCTCCTTACAAATATTTAGGCGCCCCTGTCAAGATAAATGATATTATAGTCAATGAATTTTTCCTAGATTTTAAATTCCCCATAGTTATCGTAGAGGGCTTTTTCGACAGCGTATCGGTAAAAAGGAATGTGACTTATTTAACAGGAAGTATAATATCAGAGAAGTTAAAACATAGACTACTCATGGAAGAAACTCCTTTAGTATATATTGCTATTGACCCGGATAAAAAGAAACAAGCGATAAAGTATTGTTTGGAATTAGGAGCCATCGGTATTCCTACCAAACTAGTTGACTTGGGGACAAAAGATCCTAGTGATTTAGGATATGATGATACATGGCATGCTATAGAAGGAGCAGTTGAAATTAATGAGTATTCAGCAATAACAAATTTACTATGATTCTAATAAAGAACACAGGAAGAAAAGTGGATAAGATTTTTCACATTTCAGACATTCATGTTTACAATTATCAAAGACATGAGGAATACATAGAAGTGTTTGAAAAATTGTATAAAATAATTGAGGAGAGAATGACGCCTAATTCTATTATATTTTTGGGCGGGGATATAGTACATTCAAAAACAAACATGTCTCCAGAATTATTCTCAGTAGTATCTAATCTATTATCTACATTATGTAACATGCTTCCTACCATAGTAATATTAGGAAACCATGACTTAAATCTAAATAATAAAACAAGATTAGATGCATTAACTCCCATTATAAATAGTTTAAATTTACCTACATTACATTTCTTGAATGAAACAAATGTATATCAATATGAACAAATAGGATTTAGTTTATTACATGTCAAAGATAAAATTGAAAATGTAATCCCCGCGAAATCTTTTGATGCGGAAACAAAGATATTAATGTACCATGGACCGGTAAAGAACTCGGCAACAGCATACGGATATCTATTAGAAGGAAATTATTTAGATGTATTAGAACATGCAGATTATGATTACATCTTATTGGGAGACATTCATAAACATCAATATCTCAATTTAGAAAAAACAGCAGCTTATCCATCTAGTCTAATACAACAGAACTTTGGAGAAGATTTAACACATGGAATTATAGAATGGGATTTAAATAAGAATACAAGTGAGTTCATTAAGATAGCATCTTCAAATGGTTATTATACATTCAAATTGAAAAATGATAAAGTAGCTGAAAAAATACCTGGAGATTTACCATATAATCTTAATGTAGCTATCACCGCGGAAAATTGTACTCAAGAATTTATAGACTCCTTTTGTTTAGCCTTAGAGAAAAAATATAATGTTCTTCGTATAAAAAAACCAAAAGTAACTAAATTTATTATAGACAATGGTAAAGGAGAAGTATCACTAGACAAAGAGAACATAATAAGAGATTTTGAATGGAGACACTCAATGCTAGAAAGATATGTTCAAAACGAGTTAAAACAGGAATACCAAGCGGATAAATTCTTAGACATACACAAAACAGCATCTTTAGAATTAGATGAGCCTTCCGAGTTTATAGGCGTAACATGGAAGCCTATACGATTTGAATTTTCTAATATGTTTTCCTACGGAGAGGGTAATGTATTTAATTTAGGAGAGTTAGGAGGACTGGTTGGATTATTCTCACCAAATGCTTCCGGAAAATCTACTTTATTAGACGCTATGACTTACTGTATTTTTGATAAATGTAGTAAGACAAGTAGTGGAGCCGAAGTAATGAATACATCTTCTGATTTCTTTTCCTGTAAATTAGAATTATCCGTTGCAGGAGAGTCTTATTTTATAGAGCGTAATGGCAAGAAAGGAAAAGATGGAAAAGTAAAAGTTATCGTTAATTTCTATAAAGAGGATGGAACTTCTTTAAACGGCGAGCAAAGATATGAAACAAATGACAGCATTAGAAAGTATCTAGGAAGTTATGAGAATTTCATGCTTATAACAATGTATGACCAACATAATAAATCTGACTTTATTGATAAGACCCAAAAAGACAAAAAAGATTTATTGTACAAGTATTTTGATATAGACATCTTTGAGAAATTAAATGATACATCTAAAGAGCATCTCAAACAATTAAAATATGAAATTGAGAATCACCAAAAACAAAAATACAACGAATCTGTAACGGAGTATGAAAATAACATAATAGATATAAAGTCTAAGCTAACACAAGTTGAAACTAGCTTAGAGTTAAATAAAAAGAGTTCTGATGTCCTGTCCATACAAATAGAAAACAAAAGAAAGGAACTTACTCCATACCCTAAGCAATCTGTAAACTACGCCACAAAAATAGACGAGGAGAGCAGAAATGAGGCAACCCTTAGTTCATCCTTAGAAGATAAGAGAAAGTCGTTTGTAGAGGCTAGAAATGCCCTTAAAACGCATTTATCCGAATTAGAATCTATGGGAGAAGTAGCTGACGTATCTTCTGATTTAGTTACGATAAGAAAAACATTATCTGATTTTGACAGGGACATTGCAGTAGCTGAATCTGAAATAAAATCTAGTAGTAAGTTAATAGACCATCTACAAGGTTACGAGCATGATCCCAACTGTGTGTATTGCGTAAAAAACAACAAGTACGCATTAGAGGGAGAAAAAGCTAAAAAAGAATATCCGGAGTTACTAAACAAACTAGATAAACTCAAACAAAGTAAAAAAGAATTAGGAGAAAGTGTAAAGAATTTAGAAACAGCAGACTCTCTATATAAAAAGTACAAAGATAAGATAAATGAAACAGAAAGATTAAAATCCAACTTGGACAATATAGAAAGCCAAGCAAATATTATTAAGGAGAAAATCCAAATCTCAAAAAACTTGATTTTAGATTATTCCGAAAAGCTAAAAGAGCAAGAATCCTACAAAGACATAGAGCAGAAAAACGCTGAAATAGATAGCGAAATAGCCAAATTATTAGATGAGAAAAAATTAATAGATGATGCTGTATATCAATTAGCTTATACTATCGGAGGGCATAAATCTACAATAACTAGCAATGAATCAAAAATCAAAGACATCAAAATAAAAATTAAAAAGTTTAAGGACGACACTTTAACTTATAATAATTATTTTGTTTTTGAGAAGGCAACTAGAAGAGATGGAATCCCTCTTTTCATTATTAAAAATTATTTACCTGTATTAGAAAATGTTGTCAATGATGCTCTAAAAAATGTAGCAGCATTCAATGTTCAATTTGAGTTATCTGATAAAACATTGGAAGTATTTATATCTTATGTAAATGGACCTAAATGGCCTCTATCTTTAGCATCTGGCATGGAAAGATTTATATCATCCTTAGCCATAAGAGCAGCATTAAATCATGTTACTGTACTCCCAAAACCTGACTTCTTTTTTATAGATGAAGGATTTGGTGTATTAGATTCTGATAATATTGCTAACGTAGGATTATTCTTAGAAGAACTTACTTCATATTTTAGATTTATATTATGCATATCACATTTAGATGTAGTTAAAGATTATGTAGCAAAGGAACTATTTATTGTAAAGGATAACGGACATTCCCAATTAATATCATAATAAATGGCTTCTGGAGTAACATCATCATCTGAAAATAATAAAAAATTAATTAGCTCCGGGATAAAGAGCTATATAAATGAATTTACGCTTTTCGATGGAGATGCTTTAAGTGCTAATTATTTTGGCTTATCTCTACCTGCGGAATTTTTAAAAGGGTCTAATGAAATAGGAATCAACCCAACGCAAAACTTAGTTAAAGGAACTCAAGTTTTTGTTGAAGTCTATGATTCGGAGGGCAACTTAATTCCACACGAAATAAAAAATGTTGCAAATTCTAATGGATCCGCTATTGTAACTGTTACCATAGGAGATAAGGTACCCATAGGAAATTGCGAAATCTATATAGCAGGCACAGCTAATTTTGATGTACTAAGAAATAGACGAGTAACAAATATATCTTTCCCTAATATTATATGGGTAGGTAAATTACTGTGCAATACTAAGAAAAAAACAATAGGAGATATAAAATATACCATACCTCCTAAAGTAGATTTAACCCCCGAAACAAGAGCTTTTCAAAACTTTTCCGGGAGTAGGGCTACAGGAAGTTGTCATGCAGTTAGTTTATCTTATGTATCCTCCGCACCTCCTTCACAATACTCTTCTAATTATTCATCTAATATACCTGAATTATTTGATGGGAAACCTATAGAATCTACTCCTACGGTAAATACATCCGGAAGTTTAGCTAATTCGGGGAATGTTTCTATAACAACAGACGCAAATAATCTTAGCACAATAGTAGCTAACACAGGTGCTCCGTTTAAAAAAGAAATGGAGAAAGGTACTATATCTTTAACTCCCGATATTTCTAAGTATTTACCCGGTGATTTACCTTCCGGATATTCTCCAACAGTTCCCTCTTATACCGCAACAATTGTAGAGGTTATTAGTAACACTCAAATAAAAGTAGATAAACAATTTTTCTATAGAGAGTCTTATGTAAATAAAAAAAGAGAATCATCTGAAATTTACATTACAAGATTCGATTCATCCAATATATGTATAGACTATTTTAAAAGCCCTGATACAAGTGATGGACAAAAGAAGACCGGGTATGCTAAAATATGTGTTAAAAATGCTAAACCTGTTTCCGGAGATGTTGACAGAGTAAAAGTTTCCGCAAAAGCCGCCGGAGGGGTAGGAAGCCCGGTTAATTTAGGAGAATTTAAAATACCTAAGACAAGTAAATTAACGGATAATTCTTCTTATGATTTTTCCGCTAATGGAGGCATAGAGAATAAGAAAGTAGGTAATATAAAAGACAGCTCTGATATATCTAACTATTTTGATATTAATAAGTTTAGAAAACAGAGTTCTTCTTATGAAAACATAGGAACTGGCGGAATAACTACCTCTGCAAATAGCGGGAATATAATAAACGCCTTAGATGTACAACACAATAAGCAAGAAAATGAAGTAGTAAATATAACAGTAAAAGATTCTTTTATTTCTAAATCGGTTCCGGATACCGAATACACTGTACAAATATCCGCATTTTCCGAAAAAGACGCTAATGGAAAAACTCCACAACTTGATATATACATTCAAGGACCGGATGTAGAAAAATCTCCATTGTCTGTAAATAAAGTAAATGCATCCTCTCCATCTGGCACAGCGGAAAAAAATTCATTTGGCACCTTTTTAGGATCTTTAATAGGTGGTAATAATAAGTCTGAAATAAAAAAGACTTTTACATTTAAAGCTACATCAGAAGATAATATAAAGCCTAATTTTATTATAAATGCAGGGCAATGGAATGTTTCTGACATTGATATATTTCCAAGTGCATCAGACGGAGGAACTCCTAATGAATTTTGTATTGATATTCCATTGGATAATTTACCAATAGCAAAAATAGATACGGAATATATTTTTGAAATAGAGTATTTAAATGCTAATGGAGTTTCTGCTAATTTTTCTACAAGTGTTTACGGAGTTAAAGTTAATGTTGATGTTACTATCGACGAACAACTTTTAATAAACACTTTTAATAGTAGTCCTGCATTTCAGGCTTTAATAGCAAGCTCCTCAGGAAAGGGTGACAAAGGAGAAAAAGGAGATTTCAAAGGGAGTAAAGGACAGAAGGGGGAGGAAGGGCTTAAGGGAATAAGTGGGTCTAAAGGTGAATTAGGAGATACCGTATTTACTGGTTCTTTAAATAGTTGTAATGTTATTACAATTAACCACGGTACAGGTATACAATACCCTGTATTTACTATATACTCCTATGACGGGAACTCCGTTATCCCCGAAAATTATACTGCCATAGACGAAAATACTATAGAAATAACTTTTGGAGAATGTTTTAAAGGATTTGTTTCTATAGCTGGCGGTGGTGAAAAAGGGCCGAAAGGAGAAAAAGGAAACTTCAAAGGCTCTCAAGGCAATCAAGGACCAATAGGTTTACAAGGAACTATAGGCTCACAGGGAAATCAAGGTCCGACAGGTATTCAAGGAATAATTGGCACACAAGGCAATCAAGGACCAACAGGTTTACAAGGAACTATAGGCTTACAGGGAAATCAAGGTCCGACAGGTATTCAAGGAACAGTAGGAACTCAAGGTTTCCAAGGCAATCAAGGACCGCAAGGTAATCAAGGCCCTACTGGACTACAGGGTACTACCGGAG